ATGGGATTAAATGCTGAAATTAGTACTGAAATTGCCCAAGCCTTTGATACTGATTTGGCGGATGCTGTCAAAGACTTCACAGCGGTGCGTGTAAGCTTGTCTGACGACGATTGGGCGATTAATGATACCCCCAGTACTATCTACCATCAATTACAGCGGTAGAGGCGTTTTTACAGGCTTTTACACCCATGAGATTGATAATAAGACCATCATGCAACAAGATACTAAGCTAATTTGTTTGCAAAATGAGCTAACAGACACGCCACAGATGAACGACAGCATTAATCAGATGAAAGTGATGAATATCAGCCAAGACCCAGCAGGTATCTGTTATTTCATACAGCTTAGGGGGACAAATGGGGATTAAGTGGCATAAAAAAATGACGGTTGAACCCATCGCCGATAAGATTGATGACATTTACCGCAAATTTGCCATTGACTGCTATAACAATGTCATCGCCCTAAGTCCTGTGCGTAAAGGGCGTTACAAAAATGCCCATCATATCAGCATTGGCACAAAAAGCCTAAATGAAAATGGGGGCGGTGTTGAGCTTGTCTTAGGCATTCCAAAACACACCTACCCCATCATCTACATTCAAAACAACCTGCCCTATGCGTTGCGACTTGAACACGGCTGGTCACAACAAGCCCCAACAGGGGTGTACGGTAATGCCTTTAACAGTGCATTGGGGGCGTTAGGCTAATCAAGCCGTCTTTGATATGCACGCACAGCGTCCATGATAAGCTGATTTTGGGGAATGTTTAAGCGTTTGGATAAGGATTTGATGAGTTCTATGTCATCAAGTTTTAGGGTGAATGCTTTGTTTTTTACCCCACGGCGTGCGTTGCTTTCTTTTTGGATTTGGGTTTGGGTTTTGGGGGTGCTTGTGATTTTTGGCATGGTACTTGACCTTTTTTTAAAAATGTCTTATGATAATGGGTAAGGAGTGGCTAGGCGTTTCCACCTAACCTGCCTTGGCGACTGCCATCGCTTTAGGCTTTATCTGTTAGTAAGCTGGACAGCTTAGCAACAGTATGGCGATGATTGCAAACACTTTGAAAATGGTTTTCATCGTCTTACTCCTTGTTTTTGGCGTAAGCGTTAGTTTACGCCTTACCAATCAAGCAGACCTTGCTTGATGTTTTGTATTATAGCCTAGCCTATTTTAAAAGTCAAATAATTTATGCCAAAAGCATGACTTAACTGCTAGATTTTGGTAAGATAATCAACACGAGGATAATTGCGATTTGTATGAAAGTTTTCATCGCTTTTTCCTTCTGCTAGTGTTTTCATCGCTTTTTCCTTCTGCTAGTGAGTGTACAGTAGCTTGGTTGTTCCAGCAACCTTGCTACCACCTCCAAGACTGATAATACCTTGTCTTGTTGGTGCATGTTGTAAGCTAAGCAACAAATAAAGTCAATCATTTTCTATAAAATGTTTGGCTTTTTTATTGCCCAAAAAAATGATTGACAAAATAAACCGCCCATCATCAGATAGGCGGTTTTTTATTGGACGAAACATGAACAGTTTTCACATCGAACAAACGCTACTGACGCATATCAAATCATGGGAGCATTTTGATAATGTCCCCTTAGCCAAAGAAAACCGAAACTTTAAACCCCCTGATGGCATTTGGGGCAGGGTTACAATTTTGGGTGGTGTCAATCAAGTACGCAGTATTAGCAATACGCCTAATATCCTGCAACAAGGCACGCTGGTGATACAGCTGTTTTGCCCACAGGATTTAGGCACAGTGGCAATTAAGCAAAAGGCGGATAGCCTAGCTAATCATTTACAAACAAGGCGGTTTGGTAGGCTTGAACTGTCAGCCCCCAGCATCATCAATGCAGGATTTCATGATTACTACCAAATTAATGTAAGCGTAGCGTGGAGATACTACTAATGCCAAAAAACCGACACCGACGGCTGTTACAGCTGTATGGTGAAATTAATGAACTTGGGGCAATATTAGACGCCCCAAAACCCAAAGATATTCACCCACATGAGTGGATATTAATGAAAGACCAACTTTATTATATGCGTCAGTATTACCGAGTGTTAAAACAACGAACTGATGATACGGAGAATTGATTTATGTCTAGTGGAGCATTTGTTAAAACGGCATATGCCAAACAAACAGGCGAAACCCTGCCTAAAACTGGCTGGAAAACCCTACCAAATATCAGCAATGGGCTAACTGTTGCCACAGAACTTACCAGCAGTGAAATGCTTTCAGGCTCACGCATGGCAAAAGCGGGCATGGTAACATCAGCGTCAGTACAAGGCGATATTGAGACCGAGCTTATGTTCGGTGCGTATGATGAATTAATTGCTGCTGCTTTTTGGAGCGAATGGTCAGCAGGTGCTAGCCCTAATACGCTAAGTGTTGGTGCAACAAAAACCCAGTTTGCCATAGCCAAGGATTTTAGCGATATTAATGTTAACCATGTCTTTACAGGGTGCGTTGTATCAAGCTTTGGGCTAAGCGTGGATACATCAAGCCTAATTAAACTAAAATTTGGTATGACAGGTTTGGGCTATCAAGAAAGTAAAACGGCATCATTTGCCAAAACACCGACCGCCCAAGCAGATACCGCCAAGGCAAGCGGTTTGTCTATTGGCGAGATTAAAGTTGATGGCAGTAAGCTTGATGTGTGTGTAGAGAGCTTTAGTTTTGAGCTTGATAACCAAACAGAAGTACAAAAGTGCTTGGGCGATAATATCTATGGCGGTAATATCTTAGCCATGCTTACCAACATTACAGGCTCTATGACGATTGCTTATAGCCAAAAAGCCCATGAGATGATTAGTAACCAAATGACAGGGGCAACGCTAAGCCTTGAGTTACCGATTAAGTTTGGTAATAGTAAGTATGTGATTAAAATCCCCAAATTTCAGGTATCAGGTGAAATCCCAAGCCCATCAGGCACAGATTTGGTTACCGTGGATTTGTCTTACACGGTGGTTGATGAAAGCCCAGTGATTGAAAAGCATACCGCTTAACTGATGATAAAACAAACCCTAGCTACTACAAATGGCTGGGGCTTTTAACCTTTTATCCATACGATTAGATAAACTTTAAGGAAAAAAATAACATGGCATTTGATTTAACACTATTAAAAAAAGACGCTAAGATTAATGCTAAGCGTGAGATTGAATTTGATGGGCTTGAATTGACGCTTGAAATTCAAGCAAGCGAAGCATTTAAACGAGCAGCCGCTGAGGTACAAAAGATAGCAAACACGCCCAAAAAGGTAACCAAAGACAGTTTAAAGCGTGGCAATCAAGATGAAATTGGCGAGTATGAAGCCATGTTATTTGTCTTGGGTGAGTACTGTATCAGTCAATGGAATGTTACCGCTGATGGTGAGCCATTAGCAGTCAATGGCGATAACTTTTTAATTCTGCTTGACCAAGCTTTTGAAAAAGACAAATTAACGCAGTTTATTACCTTGCTATTTGAAACTTATGCCAGCCTTAGCCAAGAATTTGAAGACAACAAGGCAAAACTGGTAAAAAAGTCCATGACTGCTACCAATGGGAAAAAATCAGGGTAACACTTACCCCAAACCGTATTGAGAGCTATCAGCGGTTGGGGATTGATTTACCCACGCCGATAGACAGTGATGTGTATGTTGACAATGTCTTTATGATTTTTGCTCTGGCAAACCGAGCAAGGCGATACACCCAAGGCATAGCCCTACCGTTGTCTGTGCGTGATGTTTGTGATGTTTGTGAGCATTATCAAAGCTTATTGCCAAGGGCGTGGCTGTTTGAGCTGGTTTTTATGCTTGATGATTTATGGCTTGATGAGTATAACAAAAAACCCTAGGCTGGGCGGGTTTATAGGTTTTAATGGAGAGGTTTATGTCAAATACATACCGCTTAGACATACAGGTAAATGCCGATAGTGCTAATACCGCCTTGGGAAATCTAAAAGAGCATTTTGATAAGATTGAACAATCAAGCGGTAAGGCAGGCGTTGGTATTGATGGCTTTTCAGGCAAAGCGGATAAGGCATCAAAATCCAGCAAAAAAGCAGGTGATGGGGCTAAAAAGTTTGGTGATGATGCTAAAAAAGCTGGTGATGATGTTGATGGCTTAAAGCATAAAGCAGATGGCTTAAAAACGGCGTTTGGCACATTAAAAGGCGTGATGTTTACCGCCCTTGCCGTTGCTGGCGTTGGCGGTATTATTCAAACTGCCGACGAGATGCAAACCCTTACAAGCCAAATCAAAATTGCCACCACAAGCACCAAAGATTATGCCCATGCAATGAGTGAGATAGAACGCATTGCGATGGGTAATATGGTCAGTCTTGACTCTGTTGGGCAATTGTACGCATCAAACGAGCGGTCATTAAAACAACTTGGCAAAAGCCAAGATGAAGTGATTAAGTTTACCGAAAATATCACCACGGCAATGCGTGTCAGTGGTGGTAGTGCAGAAAGTCAGGCGGCCGCATTAACCCAGCTTGGGCAAGCCATGGCGTCAGGGGTGTTGCGTGGTGATGAGTTTAACTCGGTCGCTGAACAAGCCCCTGTTATTATGGAGCTGATGGCAGACAGCCTAGGGGTAACAACAGGTAAACTGCGAGATATGGCAAAAGAAGGTAAGCTTACCTCAAAGGTGGTTTATGATGCCCTTGCTGGTGCGTCTGCAAGTGATAAGCTTGCTGAAAAATCCAAAAAAATGTCTACAACCATCAGCGGTGCAATGCAAAACATTCAAACGCAGTGGCGTCTTGGTGTTGATGCCATCATGAATGGTGAGGGCGGTTTATCCAGCGTGCTTGCTGATGGTATTAATAGCATTGCGTTGGGGGCGTCATCATTTGTTGATAGCTTGCCTGCGATTAATCAAGCCATCACTGATACCATTGCCAAAGCCAAAGAAATGGGTACGGCATTTTTAGAGTCTGATTTTGGTCAAGCAACCATTCAAATAGCCAAAGATGCCTTTGAACAATTAAAATCAGCCATGCAAGGTGTGGTTGATATTGCAGGCGATGTAAAAGTATTCTTTGAGAAAAACCCTGAGCTTGCAATTGCACTGGCGAGCGGCGCGGGAGCGGCGGCAGGAGCATTTTTATTATTTAAAGGTGTGCTGATTGTATGGACAGGGGTGGCAACGCTGGCAACAGCGGCAGGGGGTGCGTTGGCGGCGGTGATGGTAGTGCTAACCAGTCCGATTACGCTTGTGATTGCAGCTTTTGCTGCACTGGTGGCGGCAGGTGTGTATGTATACCGTAATTGGGACACAATTAAACAAAAGGCAAATGATGCATGGCAGAGCATTAAAGAGACTTGGCAGGGCGTTGGCGAATGGTTTGGCGAGCTTTGGGATAAAGTCAAACAGACCTTTTTTGATTGGTTATCACAAATGCCAAAACCAGTACAAGAGATGGTTGCCAACATTGGTGAAATATTTAGCACGATTGGGGAGGTAGTAGGGGCGGTTTGGGATGGCATTACCGATATTGCCAAAAGCGTATGGCATGCGATAACAGAATTTGTCTCTTACGCCATTGATAAAATTAAGCCTGTTATCAAATCTGTTTTGGAGTTTTTTAAAAACGCATGGGACGGCTTGGTTAGTATTGCTAAAACCGTTTGGCAGGCGGTTGCCAGTGTTGTCAGCCATGTTTTTGATAAAATATCTGGCATTATTGGTACACAATTTGAAGCCATGAAAGCGATTTTTATGGCAGGTGTTACCATTTTTGCCAGTATTTTTAATGCAGGCTTTGAGATGGTGAAAACCATCTTTAGCACCGCTTTTAAAGTGATAAAAGCCGTATTAACTGGCGATATGCAGGGCGTAAAAGACGCCATCAAAGACGGTTTTCAAAAAGTCCTTGATATCTCAAAAAAATTGGTTGGTAACATTGTAGATGCCTTAAAAAAACTTGGCAAAGATTTACTACAAGTTGGGCGTGATGCCATGCAGGGCTTTATTAATGGCATGGGCGAGAAAATCGATGCGGCGGTTAGCAAAGCTAAAGAGATGGCAAGTAGCGTAAAAAATGCCATCACAGGTTTTTTTGACATTCATTCGCCATCTCGTGTGATGAAGCAAGTTGGCGGCTGGATATCAGAGGGCTTGGCAATTGGTATCGCCTATAAAGCACCGATAGCAGCCAAAGAAGCCAAAAACCTTGCTAAAAGCGTAAAAAACGACCTTGAAAGCGAACTACAAAAAACCGCAGAAGAGATATTTTTAACCAAACAACACATTAAAGGCAACCCATACGCCCAGCTAACCAAAGACATTGCCTTTGGTAAATACGGCAAACAAGACACCAGCCGATTACAAAAGTTGGCACAAGAGCAAATCTTACAAAGCAATATCTTAACGCTCACCCAGCAGCTGCACGAGACAAGGCAAAATCTCGCCAATGTTGGGTTGACCAGCATTGAAATCATGCAAAGGGAATATGATGAAACCGATAAATCTGTCCGAGCGTCTTTGGATTTGTTTGAGCAAGTCAAACAGGTAAGCCAAGCACTGATTGACGCAACCAATCGCCATGAGGCGACCCAAGAGTTTGAAAGCACACTAAAAGACATCAAAAAACAGATGGCAATTATGGGTAGTCAAGAGCCGTTGGCTGAGTTTTTATATGACTTACAAAATGCTGAGAAATATGCTTATTATACCACTGAGCAGTTGGCAGAACTTAAAGATGAGATGATTAAGCTACAAAATGCCAAAGACGCCAAACAAGCAAGCGACGGCATTAAGGAAAGTCTAAAAGATATTAACAAACAGCTGGCATTGCTAGGCAGTAATCACCCCTTAGATGACTTTTTTTATGAGCTTGAACAAACAGACAAATACGCCCATGCGACCACTGATGAAATCAATGAGCTAACAGACGCCATCTTTAAGCTACAAAATGCCAAAGATACGCTAAATGCCAAACAGGCATTTGATACCCTGATGAAAGATACGGCATTGGCAGACGAGACGCCAGCTCAAAGGCTACAGCGTGAATATGATGAAAAAATGGCGGTCATTGATAAGTATGAGCAAATGCATAGTGATAAGCTTGAAAATGCCACAAGCCTAAGACAGCAAATCACCGAGCGATACGAGCAAGCCGAAAAAGATGCTAAAGTCAAAAACTATCAAGAGTATTTAACAGCATTTGCAGGGTTTTTAAAAAACACGGCAGGTGAGCAGTCCAAAGCCTACCGTGCCATGTTCGCCGTATCAAAAGCCTATGCCCTGGCGGATGTGGGCGTTAAAATGGGTAAGGCGGTTGCTGATGCTTGGGCAGACCCATCAGCGACAACCATTTGGCAGAAACTTGCCAATGTCGCCAAAGTGTCTTTGGAACAGGGGCATGTGTTAAGCATGATTAACGCCATCAGCCCCAAAGGGTTTGCCACAGGGGGCTACACAGGCAACATGGGGATAAATCAAGTGGCAGGGGTGGTACATGGGCAAGAATATGTACTAAATGCTAAAGCCACAAAGCGTATCGGCGTTGGCAATCTTGAACGGCTAAACCGTGGTGATGGCATTGGCGGTACTGTGGTTAATGTCAATGTCACAGTCAATAGCGATGGCACAAGCAATGTTCAAGCTAATCATACCATGGGCAAACAGCTTGGGTATGCCATCAAATTAGCCGTACAAAGCGAGCTACAAAAACAGACACGACAAGGGGGATTATTATATGGTAGATAATCTAAAAACATTCACATGGGATGTCTCACAAGACAGCAGTGAGAGCATCAGCCATAATACAATCATAACCGCCTTTGGTGATGGCTATGAGCAGGCGGTCAGTTTTGGCATTAACAACAGCCGTAAATCATGGCAGTGTAGCAGGACTGACACAAAGGCGGTGATTGATGAGATTTACCGCTTTTTAATTGACACAAAAGGCGTTGAGCCTTTTAACTTTAAGCCTTTAACCGATGAACCAAGTATCAAAGTCCGCCTAGATGGTGAGATATCACGCCAAAAGATGGGGGGCGATGCTTGGCAAATTGGGTTTACTTTAAAGCAGGTTTTTTAACCCAAACCGCCCATCATCTGATGAGCGGTTTTTTAACTCGACGACATTAATGTCGGCGACATAACCCACGCCCTTGTCAAGGGCTTTTTTAGGAGCAAAAAAATGAGTGAACCAACCCTAACCGAAGTATCACGCACCGAGGCACAGGTATTACAGAGCTTCATCGGACAGGTGGATTACTGGAAAAACCAACACGGCGATAAAGCTGCCACTATTGAGATTACCTATTATCCTGATGATGATGGCTTTGAAGTGAGTAACAATGAAGCTAACAACGGCGTGCTAAAACGCAATCGCACCACGGTATTTCGTGCTGACCTGTTGGCATGGGCTTCAAATCAACTGCGTCAACTACAAGGCTATGACAACAGCCAAACGGTAACTGAATTTAGCTTGTCTTATAAAAATGACCGTTATGGAGTGCGTGCTGCCCTTGCCAGTGAGGCCACAGACAAGGCAGATGATGGGGCTGATGATAAAGCCGAGCAAACACAGTAAGCAGGCTAATTTAAAATCTGCCCAAACTGGTCAATAAATCACCCAAATGCTTAGCGTTATGCTAAGCATTTGGGCAGATTAATCAAATGAGATTGCCATGAGTTTTAACACAGACATACAAAAACCCACAGTAGATGGGCTAATTACGCTCTTTGAGCTTGATGCAAGTAAACTGGGTGCTGGCGTTTTACGCTTTCACGGACACAATCACGAGCGTAATGATGGCGTGATTACTTTTCGTGGCAAAGCGTACAACCCCCAAGCTCTGTCTGTTACAGGTCTTGAAATGCGTTCAGATGGCAGAGCAAGCACCCCGACCCTAACCCTTGCTAATAACATTGCAGGGGTGCAAGGGGCGGTATCTGCCCTTTGCCGATTGTATGATGATTTTGCAAGGGCTAAGCTTACCGTAACGCATACCCTGCAGGCGTATCTTGACAGCCATGATGCCCAAAATTACCGCCAGCAAGAATGGTACATAGAACAAAAGGTGAGCGAAAACCCAAGCCTTGGCATTGTAGAATTTGAGCTATCAAACCCTGTGGACTTTGAAGGGCAAAAAATCCCTGTTCGCCAAATCACCACCTATTGTAATGAAGCAGTCTGTGGTCGTTATCGTGGCGAGATTTGTGGTTATACAGGTACAGCACGATTTACCCATGATGGCAAGCCAACCGATGACCCTACTTTGGACAGATGTAGCGGTTTATTAGCCCACTGTAAGTTAAGGGACAATGAAGGCAGTTTTTGTGGGTTTCCTGCCGCTGGGTTGGTGGGTTAGTCAAGCGTTTTGGCATACTCAACCAAAGCGATTTTGATTGCCATTGCCTTTGAGCAATCCTTATGAGCCATAATCTGATTTAAGGCATCTAAAACATGAGGCTCAGTATGGCTAATGACAAGTCCGATGCGTGCCAGTGACTTATCAAAATAGTTAGCGGTTGCTTTTTTGCGTGCTTGCGGGCTTGCTTTATCTGCCATAAAAAATCCTTGATTTTTATAAAAATGGTGCTATGATAATGGGTAAGGAGTGGCTAGGCGTTTCCACCTAACCTGCCTTAGTAGTTCGTACCTACCTTAGGCTTTTACTGTTAGCAAGCTGGATAGCTTAGCAACAGCAGGGCAATGATGATTGTGAGTCTTAGCATTGCCTTTCCTCCTTATGTTACCGCTAGGCTTGTCCTAGCCCAATCAACACCCCTTGTGTTGATGAAATGTATTGTATTACACTATACAAATAAAGTCAAGTAATTTCTGCGTTTTTTCGCAAAATTATTTGGCTTTTTTATTTTATAAGTCTTTGAATTATAAACAAATATTCAGCCGTCCAAGTATAACTTGGGCGGTTTTTTATTGGATAAACCATGCGACTAACCAAAACCATTAAAGAAGCTATCCACGCCCACGCCAAATAAAACCCACCATAATAATACCTGATTATTCACTGCGATAAATGGGGTAATATAAAACGATGTGGGATGATGTGGACAGTCAGGATTGAAAGCAAATTGCACATAGTGAAACAAACACCAATCAGGCAATTTCACATAATTTATGGTGGGATTTGGTGATTTTAGCACAGGCTGATGGGCTTGTGCTTTTTTATTGGTGCAGGCTTGGGTTGCTGGCTTATCTGACCGATTCAATTTGCACGATGGATTTTTTCTTAAAACCCTTTAAAAGACCCCGCATCTTGTGTTTGTCATAATACTCAAAATAAATTTGGATACATTGGGGGTATTATGACAAGTAACTCTACTACTTCTGCCAATCAAGCAAGCAAAGCCACGCCAACCATCGTGCTGACCGCAGGACATGGCGGATCTGATGTCGGTGCGGTCAATACCAGCTACCAAAACAAAACTCACACCGAAAGCAGTATCGCCTGTGAGATGCGAAACATTGTCGCTCATATCTTAAAAAATGACTATGGCATGAGGGTTAAAACAGACGGCATTGCGATGGGCAATCTGCCATTAAGAAACGCACTACCACTTATTAAGGGTTCGGCTCTTGCCATTGATTTTCATACCAATGCGTCCGCCAATAAAACCGCTACAGGCATTGAATGCTTGATTTTGCCCAAAAACAAAACCATTGCCCAAACGCTGTGTCAAGCAGTGGCTGATGTAACAGGCTGGAAACTTCGTGGTGATAAGGGCTATCAACCTGACAATGCAGGTCAGCATTCACGCCTTGCTTATGCGCAAGCTGGCGGATTGGTATTTGAGCCGTTTTTTATCAGCAATGATGACGATTTGGCACTGTGGTATGGTAAAAAATGGCTGATTTGCCGAGCGGTGGCTGATGCCATTGCCAAGCATTTTGGCGCAGATAAGGTGGCGTAAAATGGGCAGACTGCTTGAACTTTTTACCAATCCTGTGACCAACCGCCTATCGCACACTCGTCTGTGGGCAAATGTGGCAAGCCTTGTGGCAACCATTCAATTTATCCGCCTAAATACCGATGATTGGGAGCTGTGGCTGGTGTATCTGGCTTCCGTGGGTGGTTATGCGGTGGCAAGAAAATTTTTGGCAAATCGTGATGGCACAAACCAAAGCCATGAGCATATAGGAGGCGAGCGTGAGTGATGTCATAGACCAAGCCCAAAGGCAAAGCGAGCTGATATTAGCAAGGGAGCTGAAAAACGCCCAAAGGCATAACCCAAATACCCCATCTGCCACCCATTGCACCGACTGCAGTGAGGCAATCCCAGAGCTAAGACGACAAACCATCAAGGGCTGTACCCGCTGTGTGGCGTGTCAGTCTGATTTTGAACAATTCCAAAAACAGCTAAGGAGATGAATGTGGAAAAGACCTTTATCAGTATTGATTTTTGGCAACTGGTGGGCTTTTTGCTCTCGTTTTTGGGGGTGTGCTGGGGCTTTGGCAAAATGCTCCTTGCTCAGTTTCAAGCCCAACAAGACGAACGCCAAAAAGCCCAAGACCGCCTTGGTGAAAAAGTAGAAGTCTTGGAAAATTTATTTGCCGAACAAAAAGCTGTCCTACCTGAAATCTATGCCAACAACCAAAAACAATCATAAAAAAGAGAATTAAAATGCAAGAAAAAATCCGCCGTGAAGGTATGCGTTGGCATATCATCAATACCCTAAACAAGGCTCGCCCCTACACCACAAGCGAGGTGTTTTTGCTGGATGTGATGCGTGGGATTTATGCCGATGTCACGCCCTTAGAACTTCGTCAGCAGCTTGAATATCTGTCTGACCGTAGGCTTATTGAACTTACCAAAGAACCAAATGGTGCTTGGTTTGCCGACCTAACGCACACAGGAGTAGATATTGCCGAATACACCATCGACTGCGAGGCAGGCATTGGGCGACCTGTCAAATACTGGCAAAACTGACTGGGGGCGATATGGCAAAACGAAGTAGCGTGGATCAGTTGCCCCAGACGGTTCGCCATGAGCTTGAACGCAAACTTGCCGATAATGGATTTAGCGATTATACCGCCCTTGCCGAGTGGCTGAACGAACAAGGCTATGAAATCAGCCGAAGTGCGGTGCATCGCTATGGGGCAAAAATTCAAAAACGCTTTGCCAGTATCAAGGCAAGCACCGAGGCGGCAAGGCTGATTGCTGAGGGTGCGTCCGATGAAGGCGATACCAGAAGTGAGGCGGTTATTGCTCTGTTGCAAACCGAAGTGTTTGACGCACTGATTGCCATCGGCGAGCTGTCAAATACCGAGCTTGATGAGGTGGCAAAGCTTGAGCTGATGGGCAAGGTGTCTAAAAATGTCTCCCCTTTGATGACGGCAAGCACCCGATTAAAACAATTCCAAAGCAAGCTCAAAGCCGATATGGATAAAACTTTTGAAAAACTGGAAGCCCAAAGCAAACAAGGCACGCTTGATGAGGCGACCTTAAAACGCATTCGCACCGAAGTGTATGGGTTAATCGGTTAATCAATGATGAATAATTCTGCCATTACCTTATATCCCTATCAACAAAAGTGGCTGGGTGACAACAGTCGCTTTAAGGTGGGTATGTTTGCCAGACAAACAGGCAAAACATTCACAACCACGCTAGAAATCGTGCTGGATTGTCTTGATAAGGAAAGTAAAGGACAAAAAGCTCGCTGGGTCATTCTATCAAGGGGCGAGAGACAAGTCAAAGAAGCGATGAATGAAGGCATCAAAAAACACCTAGAAGCCTTTGGGGTGGCGTGCGAAGTCTTGACCGTGCCATTTGATAACACCATCAACGCCCTAGAAGTCATCTTGGCAGGCGGTAGTAAAATCACCGCCTTGCCTGCTAATCCTGATACCGCTCGTGGTTTTAGTGCCAATGTGTTTTTGGATGAATTTGCCTTTCATGCTGATAGCCGTGCCATTTGGAAAGCCCTGTTTCCTGTCATCTCGGCAGGCTTTAAACTGCGAGTGGTATCCACCCCTAATGGCAAGGGCAATAAGTTTTATGAGCTGATGACCGATGTGAATAACAAGGCGTGGTCTCGGCATACCGCCGATATTTATCGGGCGGTGGCGGACGGCTTGCCACGAGACATTGACGAACTCAAAGAAGGTCTGGGCGATGATGATGCTTGGGCTCAGGAGTACGAGCTCAAATGGCTGGACGAGGCATCGGCGTGGCTGTCTTATGATTTGATAGACAAAGTAGAACACCCTAACGCTGGCAATCCTGACAACTACACGGGCGGGGCGTGCTTTGTTGGGGTGGATATTGGTATTCGTAATGACTTGTTTGTGGTTTGGGTGGTTGAGCAGGTGGGCGATGTGTTTTGGACAAGAGACATCATTGCAAGGAAGCGAATTAGCTTTGCTGAGCAAGACGCCTTGCTTGATGAAGTCTTTGAAAATTATCGTGTCATCAGGTGCTGTATAGACCAAACAGGGCTTGGCGAAAAGCCTGTGGAAGATGCCAAGTATCGCTATGGGGCAAATCGTGTGGAGGGTGTGGTGTTTAGTCCTAGCACCAAACTTGTCCTAGCCACCACAGGCAAACAAGCCTTTGAAGATAACCGCCTGCGTATCCCGATGGGCGATATGGCACTGCGTACCGACCTGCACAAACTACAAAAGGTAACTTCTCCCACTGGCACGCCAAGATTTGTCGCTGAAAGTGATAATAATGGACACGCTGACCGCACTTGGGCGTTATTTCTTGCCCTGTATGGAGCGAGCAATGATGTGGGGGCGGTGCGTGTGGCGAGTCGAAACCCCAAAAGAAAAAGCCGTCTTACCACTGGTTTTTAAGGAATATTAAGAATGACCACTCAAAATCCCAAATCCAAAAACAACCCCAATCTTGACAAATCCGCCTTATCAGACCACATTGCCGTCGCCAAACGCTTACTTGGCATCGGTGGCTTTACCAGTATCTTGCCCAACCCTGATGTGGTGTTAAAACGCCTTGGAATGCGAAGTATCAGCGTGTATCGTGAGCTACTGATTGACCCCATTGTGGGCGGTGCGGTACGCCGTAGAAAGTCGGCGGTCAAACGCCTAGAATATCGCTTAGAACAGGTATTGGACACAGAAATGAGTGGGGAGATGAGCGACAAACAGCAAGCGATTATCAAAGCAATGCTGGCAAACATTGACCTGTATGAGCTGATTGGGAAAATCTTGGACGCAACGCTCTATGGCTATCAGCCGATAGAAATCATCTGGGAGCTCAAAGACAGCTACTGGACACCTGTCAAACTGACCGCCAAACCGCAAGAGTGGTTTGGCTTTGATGATGACAGCAATTTGGTGCTGATTGATGGGGTTATTAAAAGGCAATTACCTGCTTATAAATTTCTATGCCCCACGCACGAGGCGACTTATACCAACCCTTATGGCACGGCTGAACTGTCATCAGTGTATTGGGCGTGCGTGTTTAAACGAGGGGGCTTAAAATTTTGGGCGGAATTTGCCGAGAAATTTGGTAGTCCTTGGATTATCGGACATGAGCCAAGAAGTAATACCGATGCTGACACGAGTAAACTCTTGGACGCATTAGAAGACTTAATGGGTAATGCCGTAGCGACCATTCCAAACGACAGCAGTGTGGAAATCAAAGAAGCGACAGGTAAAACAGGCTCATCACAGGTCTTTGATGACTTTATCCGCTATTGTAAAAGCGAGATTAACATCGCCTTACTGGGGCAAGACCAAACCACTGACAAGGACACCAATCACGCATCTGCCCAATCAGGTCTTTCTGTTACCAAAGACATTCGTGATAACGATTGTCGTATCGTGGAAAAGTGTATCAACACCTTGCTGGCTTGGATTTGTGAGCTGAACTTTCACAACACCACACCGCCTAAATTTGTGCTGTATGAAGAAGAGGTGGGCGATGACACGCTTGCCACACGAGACCAAAAGTTAAACAGTATGGGCGTGGTCTTTGCCAAAGCCTATTATGCACGGGCGTATAATCTGGCAGATGATGAGTTTGAATTGGGGCAAATGAGCGAGCGGGCAGAGCCTAGCCAAACCCCCACCAATCGCACCGCCAATTTTAGTGAAAAATCCTTTGCACCGCAGGGCGATTTGGCGGATAAATTGGCAATCGGACTACCAAGTGATGATGAGCTGACCGCCCAAGTGGTGCAAATGTTAGATGACTTTACCAGTTTGGACAATGTCAATCTGGACAGCGAAACTGCTCTTTTGGAAGAATTAGCCAGTCTCTACCCCAAAATGAACATTGACGACTTGCAGGACAAGCTGAACCAAATGCTGTTTATCGCTGACACGCTGTCACGGCTACAAACCCAAGAAGAAATGGGGTTAAATTAAGATGAGTAGTATTGATAAACTCACAAATAAAGAGCCAAAAGCCCTATTTGATATGCCACCTGAAAAAGCCATAGAACACCTAAAATCCAAGGGCTTGCACATCGGCTGGGACTGGACGGACACACACGCTCTGGCTCATGCTCGTAGCTTCACAGTCGCCAAAATGACCGCCCTTGATATGCTGTCTACCACCAAAAAAGCCATTGAGCAAGCAATGACAGACGGCACAGGCTACAAGGGCTTTGAGACCACCATTAAACCATATCTAATAAGTCAGGGCTGGTGGGGTGAAACGGTAGTAAGAAACCCCAAAACAGATCAGCTAGAACAGGTACGACTTGGCTCTAATCGCAGGCTTAAAACCATCTACCATACCAATCGCCGTACTGCTGTGATGACTGCCAAATACGAGCGAATGAAACAGGCAAGCGATACCCACCCCTATTGGCAATACTCCGCCGTCCTAGACCGCCGTACCCGTCCAAGCCACTCGGCAAAACACGGGGCGGTCTATGCCCACGATGACCTCTTTTGGTCTCACTCATATCCGCCTAATGGTTTTGGCTGTCGGTGTACGGTCAAAGCAATCACCGCCAAGCACGCCCAAAGGGTTGGCATTGATAAAAGCAATGATGAGACAACTGTCTTGGGGGAAAATGGCTTTGGGGGTAGTCCTGTTGCTAGCCACTTATTTGACAAACTGTGGTATGACAAAGCCAAACACACCTTAGGACAAAAACACGCCCTGCAAGCGATTGCCAAAGATATGGCATCTGATGTGCGAGCGGCGGGGTTTTTGGCGTGGGTGAGGCAAAGTCAAAAGACAGGCTATGCCCAAGGGCGTACCTATGGTGTGGGCGTGTTGTCCCAAAAGTCATTTGAAAAACTGGCAAATGAGACAGGGCTTGATTTGGATGAACTATCGCCTGTGGTAGGCTTTCGTGATAAGGTTATCACAGGGCGAAAAAATACACGGCATACTGTTAGTAGTGACGCCCTAGATACGATAGCTTTGGAAAGAATTGTTAGAAGCTTTGGTAAGCCTGACTATGAATTATGGGATACTCTTAACAACAATTTGTTGCTCATTTATAAAACTGATGGCAGACAAGCCATAAAACTAACCGTACAGAACACCAATCAAGGATTGGAAGTAATTAGTGGATTTTATCAAGATTTGGTGGATATTGAAGGGCAAATCAAAGGTGGGATTTTTATAGAAATAAAATAAATCCCATAGCACTGACGGACTCGAACCGTAACCAGTCTGGCATATCGTGCGATATGTTACTCTCTCCGCCCACGCAGAACGGACTATGGGATAATTTATTATACCAAAATTAGGACACTTTGCCAATGCTTATTATCAACCTAGACGACCGACAAGCCAGCCAAAGCCTATCAAGGCTACTGCAAAACGCCCAAAACTCACAGCCCATCATGCGTGGGCTTGCCGCAGAGTTAGAGACGATGACGAGCGACAACTTTGACAGCGAGAGCTTTGGCGGACAGGCGTGGGTGCGTAAAGCCTTTGGTGGGGGTAAGACGCTCACCGATACAGGCGAGCTAAGAGACAGCATCACAAGCTCGGCAAGCAGTACAACCGCTGCCATCGGCACAAACCTTGTCTATGCACGCATTCATCATTTTGGCGGTACGATACAAGCCAAAAACAAGCCCTATCTTGCCTTTGCCACGCCAAATGGCTTTGCAAGGGTCAAATCGGTGGATTTGCCGTCTCGTCCGTTTTTGCCTGTCTCGCCCAATGGCGAACTACAAAATGGGGGCGATGATAGGCTCTTGGAAGTAGCATTGGCTGCCTTGACTGATGGCGTGCGATAAAAAATGCTTTACAAAACCAAAAATCGTGCTATGATATGTACAGAGCTACGAGATAGCCAAACAAAACCTCAGTTTAACGACTGGGGTTTTGTTTTGAATATTGTTAGAATTTCGGTCTTTTGTCTTTGATAGCTTCATTGAACTTATTTTTGCGGAATGTATTTAACTTACTAGGGAGGCTGACCGACACTATCAAAGCAAAAGAAGCCAGCCACAAATAAAAATATTCCAAACAAACCAAGAGAAGGCTATTTTGGTGTTGTTTACTATCTTTTAGTAGCACAGCCATAAACACAGATATCAAGACTGCTAAATATAAATAAAACAGAAAATGTAATTTATCAAAGCGAGATTGGTTGATGTTCTCCTGCACTTCTAATTGTCGCCAGTTGGCTGATGTGTCATATTCTACATTGGCAAATAACGCCATGATTGCAAACAAAAAACCCATTAAAATAGTAAAAACATTGATAAGAACACTATTGGCGTTAGAACTAGCATGTACCAAAGGCTGTGCCACATAACTAATACCACCAGCCACAATAGTGGCTAGCAATATTAGTACGGGTGGGTGTTTTGGTAGCTGCTTCATAGTTGGGTTAGATTGTCTTTTTGTAGTTCGTTAAAGTAGCTGACTAGCTCTGACAACGCCGCTATCCGACTTAATCCATTGGTGTTGTTGTGTTTAGGTATATATACTAATTTTGATAATTTAACATCATCAGGCTTGATGGTATTGCCTTTTTGGGTAATAATCTTAAAGTCTGAATTTTCTTCATTGATAACCATCTGTGCCTGTTCACACAACTCTTTTTGAGCTTCTAAGCTCGCTCTTGTATTGCCATCCAATTTTATTTCAACATTAACTTGCAAATCTGCTTTGTCTTGAATGTTTGAAAGCTCATCATCTTTACGGAACAATCCTTTTAATCTACCAAATAAACTCGGTGGATTATTAATAGTGGCTTGATAGGCGGTTAGTTCTGCCAAAATGGATCTGACACCCTCATCTTGTATCATCTGTATTTTATCACAGTTTGGCACAGATCTAAAACTAGGTTTGCACACAGAGCAGGTCTCATCTAGACTATGACAATATTCACTTAAAGCGTGTAGGTAGGCAGCTAGAGCTTGTTGCGACATATTGTTATGACCACAGAAAATCACATGTTGTTCAAAGACAAATATAAAACACTCCCTATTCATAAAGGACTGATCTTGTGGTGGCGAGATCTCATCTCCTTCTTCTGTTAAATTCATAGACTTATGACGGATGGTTTTAATGCTTTCTGCTTGATTGCCTTTTTCAACATGTAACAGCAAACCGCGATCTGCTTTAGTAGGTGCTAAATCACGGTGTGTTATCTGCGTAACCTCTCCTGCACGGACAATCTCTGTCTTGGATACATTGTCAGCAATAGCAAGTAATTGGCGTAAGCACTGTTCCAAATCCAAAGGATCATTATATTCAAAAGCTCTAAGATAATAGAGCTTCTTGGATATTTTCTTAGTGGCCATTTTATCTCCTGTTGTTAAAAATTTTAAAACTCACAAACCACAAGAGGGAATAGCGAGTGAGCAAGTTTCATTAAAGCTTTCCTGATTGTTGTAAGTCCTTAATGATGGCTTGTTGGATTTCGTCCTTTGCCATCTCATCATAAATATCAGATGGATAAGTTTCATTGGGCTTTCTTAAAATCTGGTTGGTTTATTCGACCATTGGTACAATATGTCCACCCTCTGCTTGAATGTTGAAATCAAACTGTTTTTTAAGCCGGTCAAATACAATGTTGTATTCTATTTCTGTTCCCTTATCAAGATATTGGGCATTGCCATTTTCCAGTGCCAACTCAAAAGTTTCTTGCATTGTTTCTGCATCAATTTCCATATCGGTTGCATAAGCAGTAACCAACATCGCTGTCATACATTTATTAAGCATTGGCTCTGTGTTAATATTCGTGCATTTGACATCCACCTTACCTAGCCAACCATCCAGACTGGCTTTGGTGATTTTTATTGTGATACCTTTTGTAATTTGCTTAGTCTCTGCATTTTTGGTGCTATTTAGAGAGATTTTTGGTAGTTTTGGTGTGGACTGTTGGGCAATCATATTATACTGAAATACAAACTGATTTTGCTCAATGAGTGTCTGCTCCATATTTCCTGCTGTGTTGCCCTGAATGGGTGGGGCAAGGAGTGCTAGTGGGAGTAGTAGCAGTGTGAATTTTTTCATAAAAATTTCCTTGATTAAAATTGCATCTTATTGCTCGTATTTAATGCTTACATTAAAGCCACTAGCAAGCATGGAGAGAGTTTTCAGAGCTTGTATAATTTTTTTGTCGTCCTGTAACGACCTAAAATCCTGTAATAACATTTGCTCCATCACGCTCAATCCAAGTGTTTTTTCAATGTCTTGCAATCTCTTTTGCAACTTTGTACCGTGTCTATGCACAGCCGATTTGCTAATGCTGTAACCTAATTTCGCAAGCCAGTCGCTGTGCTTTTGGTACTCACCAAAACAACTCCTGCGAATTCTATTTTCCAACTCTTTGCGGACATTTTTAGGCAACATTTCTATTTGGCTTCTTTTCCCCATTATAATTCCAATCCTTTCATGATGAAGTTGCGGATAATGGGGTCTAACTTTTTAATGCTGTCTGCGATTGCAATATCCTGCTCAGAATATTGAGCAGGAAGTGTGTGATTGCCAGTAATCACATAAGTAACATCTAAGCCGTGTTCGCCCATTGCCATTAGTTTATCCAGTGGTACATTTGCCTTTTCTGACCAGTTGTATAGGGTATTTCTAGCAATACCCAATTTGCGTGAAAGGTGCGTAACTCCTACTCGCTCAATTTCTGCTTGTAGCCTATCTTGATAATTGCTCATTTTTTTGACCAAAAATTAAAAAAATTACTTGAAATGCTCAAAATTTTGAGCAATAATATACACACCAACAAAAACGATTTAAAACCCACAAACCAAAACGGAGTTATGTTATGACTCAAAAACCTTTAAAGACCCCCGAACAAGTCAAAGCCGAGTATCGTGCCAAAGGCATTCCTCTGTCTCGTGTTGCCAAAGAGCAGGGCTGGCATCCCCAAGATATCTACAAGGTGCTAAACGGTATGGCTCGCTGTAACTACGGCAAACCGCACGAAATCGCCGTGTACTTCGGGCTAAAACATGCTGATGATGGCGATACTGCCCAAGACAAAACCGCTTGATTTGTGGCTAATATTTTAGCACAAAATTGCACATTTTAACACTTTAACCCCTTATTTTATAAGGTTTTTAGGAAAAACATTATGGCTAAATTTAAAAAACAAACCGAGAGCGAATGGTTGTATCCAACATTGTAGGGTAAGGTCAGTACAACCCTAGATATTGGCTATCAGGTGGGCTGTCAAAGTATGCGTTACGATGTGTCAAAGCTGAATGTTTGCGTTGGGCAAAAAGTATTGTATGTCCCTTGTCCAGATAATACGGCGATGGTATCGCTTGATGGTCACAAATGGCATGAAGTACCAAGAATTATTTTTGACGAGATGAGCTGTCGGATTGATAAGCCAGCCATACTCACTGATAAAACAACCACAACCTTTCATTATGACAAGCTAACCTGCGAAGAGCAAAGGCTACTGCACGGCTACCGCTCGTTGGACGAGTGCGACAAAACAGTGATTAACTATCTGATGAGCGTGCTTTTTGATCGCAATGTGGGGGATATGGACGATGAGCAGTAAAGGCACTCGCATTCTACAAGTCTTTAAAGCCCTACATAATCATCCCTTGATTGGGATTAGCAATAAAGAGATTGCTGACACTTTGGGCTTTACTGCTGTACAGGTTAGCCGAGATTTGGCGGATTTGATTGAAGAGGGCTTGGTACAAAAACTGGACAATGGCAACTATGCCTATTCGGTTAAGACCCTGCAAATCGCTGAAAACTATCGCAAACAGCACGAACGCATTACCGCAAGGCTCAATGAGCTAAACCGTAATGTTGGGCTGGATTATTAACATTAAAAATGAAACAGCCTTTCAAATGTATCGATGTCGAGACATTTGAAACAGCGTTTCAAAAATTAAAAGGTAATTAAAAATGAATGACATTGTAACCACAGAAGTGAGCGAAGTTATCACTGCCGAGCAGATTAATCAACAAGCCCTACACTCTATGCAGGTAATGGAACAATGGGGCGATGGCGAGGTCTATAACGAGGCGGTATGGGTAGAAAAAGGCAAACAGGCGATTAACAAAACCTTGGAGGGGATGTTTGAATTGGGTAAAGCCTTGATTGTCCTAAAAGAGCATACCGAACACGGACGGTTTTTGGAAATCGCTGAAAAAGAATTCGGCATCAAAAGGGCTGAGGTGGCTCGCCTTATCAATGCCACAATGCGGTTTGGTAGCAAAGAGATGAAGCAGGTGCAAGCCAAATTTAGCGAAAAAGGTATTGGTAAATCTAAAATCTTGGAACTACTTGTGGAAGATGATGACAACTTAATAGAGCTTGCTAATGGTGGCGATATTAACGGCAATACGCTGGACGATGTAGATAGAATGACCATCAAAGAGCTACGCCTAGCCCTGCGTGAAGCCCGTGAGGACAAACAAGCCAAAGACGAGGTCATCAGCCAAAAAAGTGCCAAGATAGATGAGCTGGCTGAAAAGCTCGCCAAACAAAAAGTCAAAGAGCCACGCCCAAGCGATGTCGCACGAGAGCTGTCCGCCCAGCTTGCCAGCACGGAGGTGGCTGCCCGCTCCGAGATTAGCAAATTAAAAGATATTTTTGATGGCTTTATCGCCCATCAAGAAGCACACGGAAGCGACCATATTGCCTTGATGGTGGGGGCTATCAATCAGCTAATCCTAGACTGCGAACGCCTACGCAACAAGTATGATCTGCCAGCAGATGCTCCCACCGACACCGTCCCTGCATGGCTACAAGAGATGGACGGCGAGATGGCGGAGCCTGCCGATGATGACAATCTGTCGTTTGATTTTCAAAACGCATAAACAGGAATGAGCGATGAGCCGTGATAACCCAGCCTTGATCGAACGCCTAAGCGAAATCGCCAAAACCTGCGAGAGCCTAGGGCGTGGCGAAAAATCAGTGTATCTGGCACAAAAAGCACAGGAGCTGGACATGAGCGTCTCTACTCTATACCGCAAACTGGAAAAAGTAGCCATTAAGCCTGTTCGCAAGGCTCGTAGCGATAAGGGCATGATGAACCTAACCCTAGATGAGGCAAGGCTGATAAGTAGCGTGGTCATGGAGGGCGTGCGTAAAAATGGTAAACGCATCATGACGGTGGAGCGAGCGGTAACGATGCTCCGTGCCAATGAGATGATAACTGCGTGCGATGAGACGGGTAATCCCTTATCGGTCAATACCATCGTCCGCTCACTCAAAGCCTACAATCTGCACCCAGATCAGCTCAATGAGCCTGCCCCTGTGGTGTCTATGAAAAGCCTACACCCCAATCATCTGTGGCAAATTGACCCCAGTCTGTGCGTGCTGTATTACCTACCACGAGTGGGTAAAGACAGTGGTCTAAGAGTGGCAAGTCATGATGAGTTCTACAAGAACAAGCCTGCCAATGTGGTCAAAATCATCAATGACCGTGTTTGGCGGTATGTGGGGACAGACCACACCAGCGGTGCGGTGTATTGCCATTACTACTTTGGCGGTGAGACTTCGGCGAATCTGTGCGACTTCTTTATCCGTATGATGTCGCCCAAAGCGGATACCCATAAAGACCCCATCCGTGGCGTACCAAAAATGGTCATGCTAGACCCTGGTTCGGCAAATACCAGCTCTGCCTTTAAGACTCTATGCCAAGCCTTAGAGGTGCAGGTGCAAATCAACACGCCAGGCAACCCACGAGCCAAAGGGCAAGTGGAAAAGGCAAACGACATCGTGGAAACACAGTTTGAGAGTGGTTTGAAGTTTGTGAGTGTGGATAGTATTGAGACACTCAACGCCTTGTGCGATAAGTGGCTACGCTATTTTAACAGCCAGCTTATCCATTCACGCCACGGCATGACCCGCTATCAGGCGTGGAATAAGATTGGGTCTGACGAGCTGATTATTGCCCCGCCTGCCGAGTATTGCAAATCACTTGCTCTGTCTGTGCCAACAGAAGCCAAAGTGTCGCCTGAGCTTGAAATCAAATACAAGGGCAAGGTGTATGATGTCTCAGCATTGCCTGTGCTTGTCGGTCAAAAGGCGCTGGTTGCTCAAAACCCTTGGCAGGTGGGCGGTGCTAGGGTCTGTGTGCTAAGCGAGATGGGCGATGATTGGCGTGAAGTGCCAGAAGTTGTCTTTGATGAAATGGGCTTTCGTGAAAGTGCTGTCATCGTGGGTCAAGGTTACAAGGCTCATAGCGACACGCCTGCCCAAGCCAACGCCAAAGAGCTTGAAAAACTCATCATGGGCGTGGATACGCTAGAACAAGCTGAAGCCAAACGCAAAGGCAAAGCCTTGCCGTTTGACGGTCAGCTTGACCCCTACAAGCATCACGACACCGTGCTGGCGGACGACAACCGCCTGTATATGCCTAGAAAAGGACAGACTTTGGACAAGCATGAGCAAAAGGTGCAAGCAATCTACGAGCCAACTCTATCCAAAGTAGAGATTGCCAAGCAATTAAAACCAAAGGTAGAACGCATGGGTGGCGACTGGACAAAGGCGGTCAAAGTGCTGGTGGAACGCTATCCAAATGGCATAGTCGCCAGCCAAATTGATGCCGTGTTTGACGAGCTGTGCGAAAAATCCACACTGACCAGCATTCTAAAAATTGCCTAAAGGATAAGCCGATGAACGACAACCAAACCTTAAAAGACAGATTTGCCAATAAAGGCGAATCCTATCAAGTGGTGGCAAGACAGCTTGGCGTGTCCAAAACCGCCTTAATCAATGCGGTGGTGCATGGCAAATTTCCAAGCAAACACACCGAAGATTTCAAACAAAAATTAAGTACTTATTTGGGCTGTACCATCGCCCAATTAAGCACCAACCAAACTTCAACTCAAAAGGAAACTGATATGCTCCTTAGAAAATCCAAACTTACCCCTGCAACGCTCCGCCACTTTGGGCTGATCCGCAATCCCTTTGATGACGAAATCCGCTCATCGGACGATATTTTTAAATCGGACGATGTTCGCTATGTGCGTGAATATCTGTACGACACCGCCAATCACGGTGGCTTTATGGCGGTGGTGGGCGAAAGCGGTGCTGGCAAAAGCACCCTGCGAGAGGATTTGCACGAGAGACTTCTGACCGATGGTAAACCTGTCATCATCATCGAGCCGTATGTACTGGCGATGGAGGATAACGACATCAAAGGCAAAACCCTAAAATCGGTGCATATTGCCGAAGCCATCTTAGAGGCTGTCGCCCCCAATGAAAAAGCCAAAAGAAGTCCAGAAGCACGCTTTCGCCAAGTGCATCACGCCCTAATGGAGTCTCATAAAGCAGGCAACCGCCACTTGCTCATCATTGAAGAAGCTCATGGTTTGCCTGTACCAACCTTAAAACATCTCAAACGCTTTTATGAGCTTAAACTTGGCTTTAAACGCTTGCTTGGCATTGTGCTGATCGGTCAAAGTGAGCTGGCACATAAGCTCGGCGAAAAAGACCCCAATGTGCGAGAAGTGGTGCAACGCTGTGAGATTGCCACGCTGATGCCACTGACAGACGGCAAACTTGGGGTGTATCTAAAACACAAGTTTGAACGAGCAGGAGCGGACATCACGCAGGTGCTGGACAAATCTGCCGTCAATGCTATCGCTGAGCGACTGACCGTTACCACTCGCAATAAATCAGGCACGCATGAACATAGCCTGCTATATCCCCTAGCGGTCAATAATCTGGTCTCTATGGCGATGAATACCGCCTGCGAGCTGGGCTTTGATATCGTTGATGGCGATGTTGTCAAATCTGTATAAATCAATCAAAAAGGAGGGCGCTATGACAGTCACAATCAAAACTCACCCAAAAGATACCAGGTCTGCCTTATCTGCCAGTGAATGGCTACAAGGTGAAAAATATCACCTAAGATACTTGGGTCGTCAAATCATCAAAATGGAGCATCGCTTAAATAAGCAGGCTGGTTGGATAATGTTTTTGGTATCGGCGGTGATTATGTTGATCTTTTTAAGCTTGGGTTTGTTTGCGTTGTTGATGATGAAGCATTAGCACAAAAACAAAGCAAAGCAGTTGCTACTTGGTATATTTATTTTCATATTAACGATGGAGAATTGTATGACATCTCAAACCTTAATTCCAGACGGCTACCGTCTCAACGACAAAGGCCATCTCATCCCTCTTGATAAAATCAAAGAGATTGATAAATTGCGTGACGAAACGGTGCTAAAGCTCATCAATCACGCCAAAGAGTTGCAAAGACACATCATGAGCATTAAAGACATTGTTTTTGATGAGTTTAATGGCTTTGTTGAGTTATCAGCCAATGAGTATGACACCAAACTGGGCGGTAAAAAAGGCAATGTATCTTTGATGAGCTTTGACGGTAAATACAAAGTACAAATTGCCATCCATGACAACCTAGTCTTTGACGAACGCTTGCAAGTGGCTAAATCTTTGATTGATGAGTGCTTGCGTGATTGGACAAAAGACAGCAACGACAACATCAAAGCCATCATTGACAATGCCTTTGCGGTGGATAAAGAGGGCAAAATCAACATCCGCCGAGTGTTATCGCTTCGTAGCCTAAACATCACAGATGACAAATGGCAAAAAGCAATGATAGCTATCAGTGATGCCACCCAAGTCATCTCATCCAAAGAGTACATCCGCTTTTATGAGCGAGATGAGCACGGTAAATATGGGCAGATTAGCCTTGATTTTGCCAATCTTTAACCACTTAAAATTAAAAAAAGAAAACAATGACAAGAGTTGGTCGCCTTGTCATTGCCCCAAAAGACCATTTTTAAAAGGAAAATTGTTATGAACAAACAAGAACTTATCCAAGCCGTAGCCGAAAAGTCAAACCTAACCAAAGCTGACGCTAAAACCGCTGTTGATACGATCTTGACTGTCATTAGCGACACTTTGGCGGACGGTGGCGAAATCAATTTGATAGGCTTTGGCTCATTTTCTGTCAAAACCCAAAAACAGCGCACAGGTCGCAACCCCAAGACGGGCGAAAAATTGACAATCCCCGCCAAAAAAGTACCGAGCTTTAAAGCAGGCAAAGGGCTAAAAGACGCTGTTAATTAACCCCGCCAAGTCCCAATGATAAGCAGGGTCAAGCCTTGCTTATCATTGTCAATAATAAGGAAAACAAAATGAGCCAAAAACACCAAAAAACCTACGCCAAGCCCAAACTCATCCAGCTGATCCATATCGGCAAATCCAAACTGTGCCTTGATGATGACACCTACCGCTCACTCCTTATCGGCATGACAGGCAAGGGCAGCACCAAAGCGATGAATTTGTCAGAGCTACAAACGGTGCTTTCACGAATGAGAAAACTTGGCTTTGTCCCCACTCGTGCTACGCCCACCACCCAACAAGCAAGCAAAGACAGTGGCACAACCGACCAGCTAAACCTAATCCGCCACTTATGGCACAGCCTACACAATCTTGGAGCGGTGCGTGTCAATACTGAAACTGCAATGGCAAGCTACATTAAAAAGCAAAGTGGCGTGAGCATAGATGAGCTTGATATGGTGCAGGCAAGCCGTGTCATTGAGAGTCTTAAAAAATGGATTGAACGAGTAGAAAAGTAAAATCAAAACCCCCATTAACAAAATAAAAGGAATCTAGTAATGAGCAAATCCCGCCAGCATGAATTTAGTCAAGCCTTATACGACATCATCTACCACGCCCTAATCCGTCAGGGCATGGTAGGCGAGCAGGCGCTTGCAGTTGCCGAAGAAAGCACCGACACCGTGCTGGATGAGTTTGGCGGTGAGAATCTGTACATTCCCAAAAACATCTCAGGCAAAGCCCACCGCCGTAACCGCCAAATCTATGATGAGTTCACAGGCGACAATCACGATGAGCTTGCCAAAAAATATGGCGTTACCTTGCAGCGCATCTACGCCATCATCAAAGAACAACGCCAATTTGAATTCAACACCAGCCAATTTTGCCTGTGGGACGACTAAACCCAAAAATGTCCTACCAAAGGCGGTCAAAAACGGTCAAAACCACCCAATTTGCCTCACACGCCACCAATCCCCACCCAAAGCACCAACCACGCCCAAAACGCCTTAAAATCGCTTATTTTGACTTTTCATAAAAAACTTCAAATTTCCCCCATTAAATTTCTTAAAACACTTTAAAAGACCGATTCTACCCAACTTGGCATAATAACCCAAAATCCACCCAATCATTGTAAGGGTTGTTATGCAATACGAAGTTTTTATGGCTGGCACACGAGCCGACAACTCAGGCAAAACCGTAACCATCACGCCTGACGATGTCGCTAATATCGCCAAGTCCTACCACCCCAATTTTCACGAAGCCCCCATTGTCATCGGACACCCATCTGACAACGCCCCCGCTTATGGCTGGGTTAAATCCTTGTCCGCCAAAGACGGCAAGCTGTTTGCTGAGTTTGGCGAAATGGACGAAGGCTTTGTGGGTCTTGTCAAAGCGGGTCGCTATAAGAAAATCTCCGCAAGTTTCTATCCACCTAAGCACCCAAGCAACCCCAAACCTGATAACTGGTATTTACGCCACATTGGGTTTTTGGGCGCTGTACCGCCTGCGGTCAAGGGCTTGTCCGCCATTAACTTCAATGACGATGAGGCAGGCGTGGTGTGTTTTGGCGAACTTAGCGAAATTGAGCAGTTTGTGGCGACAATGCAAAATGCCTTTGCCAATTTCAATGCGTGGTTCAAAGGGGCGGATTTTCATGAACCTGCTGACGGCTCAAATGATCGCCCAAGCAATGTAGGGGCGAATGATTATTCGCCCAGCACCGACAACCCAAATGACAATCCTTTAATCAACCATCCCCCAACCAACGGAGCAGACGATATGAAAGAGCTAAACGATGCCATCGCCCGAGCCGAAAAAGCCGAGCAAGAACTTGCCGAATTTAAGGCAAAACAGGCAAAAGATAAGCGAGAAAGTGTGAGCAAAGCCAATAGCGATTTTGCCGAAAATCTCGTCAAAGCAGGACAGATTAAGCCTTGTGATAAAGATTTGCTTGTTCAGGTGTTAAATTTTGCTGAATTTCCAAACGACACCACCGCTGACTTTGGCGAAGGCGATGACAAAAAGCCATTGGCGGTCGCCTTAAAAGACTTTTTGAAAACCTTGCCAAGCAGTGCCAAAGGCTTAACAGGCGAGTTTGTGCGTGGTTCGGTCAATTTTAATGAACACCTATCCCACCACGAGCGAGCGGTCGCCTTGATGAAATCTGAGAACATCAGCTATGAAGAAGCGGCTCACTTAACCGCCTAATCCACTTTTAATTTTTAAGGAAGTATTCATGAGTGCAACACATCTATCGCATTTGCGTGGCAAAGACGAAGTCTTAACCAACTTGGCGTTGGGCTATATGCAGTCAGGCTTTATTGGCGAGCAGATTATGCCTGTGGTTTATACCGATAAAGAAGGCATTAAAGTGCCAGTTTTTGGCAAAGGTTCGCTGGTGGAATATGAAACCGAGCGAGCGGTGGGTGCCGCAAGCAACATCATTGTGCTTGACAAAACCACCACAATGCCTGTGGTGCTAGAAGAGCACGACTTAGCCGCAGGCGTGGATTATCGGCAGCAGCACGAGAGTCAATTTGACGAACACGCCAAAGCCACCCGTCGTGTGGTGCAAGGGGTGCAACTTCGCCAAGAAGCCGAAATCGCAAGACTTATGCAAACAAAATCGGTCTATGCGGGTGCTCACAGCAAGGACTTTGCGTCCGCCAAATGGACAAGCGATGACAGCGATTTGCAAACCATCATTGACGATGCCAAAGAGCAGGTGCGAAGTGCCACAGGCGTTACGCCAAAAACACTCGTGCTAAGCGGTCAGGTCTATACCCAAATCCGCAGAAACGCCAAACTTCGCTCCTTGATTAGCGACAACGCCAACAAGCCGTTATTGAACATCAACACGCTTAAAGAGTTGCTTGAACTTGATAAAATTCTGATTGGTAATGCGGTATCAATCGGCGTGGGTAATAAGCAGGTCAAGCCGATTTGGGGTAATTTTGCCAGTCTGATTGTTCGTCCCGATCAAGTAGCAATGGGCAATGACGAAGGTGTCCCTGCCTTTGGCTACACTTTCCGTCGTCGTGGGCTACCTGTCGTGGACAGATATAGCGAAAATGGCGGTAAGGTGGAATTTGTCCGTTATACCGACATTCGTAAGTCTGCGGTGGTGGGCGGTGCATGCGGTTTCTTATTTGAAAATGTGATTTAAGGCTTAAAAAAATAAGGAGTACAACAATGGCAAATCCAACCAAATCAGCAATCGTTGCCGTTACTATGCTGGCGATGAGCGAGCTTATCGGCAACCGTTTTGTATCCGCTAAAGGCAGACAAGCCACAGCCGATGACTCTATTTTTGGTATCGTGCCTGTGGATGCCAAACAAGGCGAATCGGTGGCGGTAGAAATTTTGGGCGTGAGCATTGTGGAATCTGGCGGTGCGATTGAAGAGGGCGATAAAATCGGCTCAGACGCCCAAGGCTGTGCCATCAAGTCCGAAACAGGACAATTTATCGCTCTGTCTGCTACAAGCGGTGCGAATGAACCTGTCAAAGTCCTATTAAGATAAGGGAAGAACCAATGAAAAAAGTCCAAGTAAACACACCTTTAATCCTTGAACAAAATGGCGAGCTGGTACGCATTGACACAGGCTCGGTGATTGAATTGCCCGATGAAGTCTATAGCGAGGTATCTGCCCATACCACGCTACTTGATGATGGTTCTGACACCGAATTTGAGCTACAACCTGTTGCCCCTGTGGACAATGAAGTGGCTGCTGAAGTGTCAAAAACAGACGAAGTGGCAACAGACGAACCTGCTGCCGACAGCGAAACGGCTGACGCAGAAGCTATCCCACTCAAAAAATCCACACGCAAAAAGGCTTAACTGATGACCTGCGCCGTCCCCTATATCAGTCGTGAAGATATGATTGCTCTATGTAGCAAGGTAGAGCTTATTCAGCTAAGTCGTGATGACCTTACCGATCATTATGATTATCAAGACAGTGAGCCTGATTGGGTGGTGGTGGATAAAGCAATTACCTACGCCTGCCAAGTGGCAGATGGCTATTTGGCAGGGCGTTATGCTCTGCCGCTTCTATCTGTGCCAACACTGTTAAATACTTGGTGTGGCGACATTGCTAGATATTGGCTACACAAACGGCGGATTAACGCCAGTGAGTTACCAAAGCCTTTGCAAATCGCCTATGACGATGCTTTAAAAATGCTTGCCCTTGTCCGAGATGGCAAGGTGCATTTGGGACTGACTGACCTTATCAAAACCCAAACCACTTTACACCAAGAAAAAGGGGCGTACCGTGTGCGCTCTCGTGGTAAATCAGATTGGAGTGGCTACTAATGAGCGATAGCATGACTTTGGCGATTTTGGCAAGTGTGAAAGATAAGTTACGCCAAGGCTTGCCCAGCATTGAAGTGGATTTATTTCCTGACAATCCAGCCAGTTATCGCTTTATCCACCCTGTGGGAGCGGTATTGATTGGTTATCAGGGGTCAGAGTATGAGATGACGGACGACACGCACGCCATTGTCCAAACTCGCAAATTAACCTTATCTTTGACCGTCTTTGGGCGTGGTGTCCATCACGACAAAGGGGCGATTGCCCTGCTTGACAAGGTGCGAGCGGTCATCACAGGCTTTCGCCCCAAGCATTGCAATAAAATTCATCTGGTCAGTGAACGCTATCTGCACCAAGACGGCGGTGCGTGGCAATATGAGTTAAAAATACGCTGTGAAACTCAAAGCGTAGAAGTGTGTCAGCCTGACAATCGCCCCAAAGTAGTGCAGGTGCATACAAGACGACCTTTTGACCCTTTAAATTCAACCCTTAAAAAGAAAACCCCTTAAAAAAGGAGTATGTTATGTCTTTTCATCACGGTACCGAAACCAAACGCATCGACGGCGGTTCTAGCCCTGTTTATACCGTCAATGGGGCGATTACCGCCATCATCGGCACTGCCCCCATTGGCGATGTCAATGTACTAACCCTATGCCAAACCGCCAAAGACTTCGCCCAGTTTGGTGGTAATAAAGCCACCAAATCAGGCTTTAGCATCCCTGATGCCTCTCATATCTGGACACGCTACAAGGCAGGTATTGCTTATGTCGTCAATGTTTGCGATCCTGCTCGCCATAAGACAGTCATTACTGATGAAGTCTTGATCGTGGATGTCAATACTTTGACTGCTAAAACTGCCCATCCTGCCATCCAAGAAGGCTACACCGTCAAAGACGGTCAGGCGGTGCTGGATGTCAATCAATACAGCATTAACACGCTGACAGGTGAGATTAAATTTAACGCTCGCCCCACCGCCCCAACCATTACCTACACTTACACCGACCCTGCCAAAGTTACCGAGGTGGATATTTTGGGTGGATTTGTGGCAAGTACGGGCAAACGCACAGGCTTGGAGCTTTTGACCGAAGGCTTTGGGAAGTTTGGGGCTGATGCCAAAATCATCATCATGCCAGAGTATGATAAGACCGCCACGGCAGCAGCGGCAATGATTGCCATGGCAAACAAGCTAAACGCCATCGCCTATATCAACGCCCCCAAAGGCACAAGCCTATCTGCTGTTCTACAAGGGCGTGGAGCAAGTGGCACGATCAATTTTAATACATCAAGCGACCGTGCTGAGCTGTGTTATCCCTATGTCGTGGGCATTCTTGGTACAGAACACCTAGCCACGCACATGGCGGGTCTTAGAATGAAAGTGGATGTGGATAAAGGCTATTGGCATTCAAAATCCAACCACGAGCTACTTGGTGTAACCGCCCTAGAAATCCCTTTGACCGCTCGCATTGACGACCCACAGTCTGAGACCAACCGCCTAAACGAAAAAGGCATTACCACCGTCTTTAACAGCTATGGCACAGGCTTTCGCGCGTGGGGCAACCGCTTGGCGTGCTTTCCGTCTGTCAGCCATATCAAAAACTTTGAAGTCGCTCAAAGAACAGGCGATATTATTGATGAATCTATCCGTCAGTTTGAACTGCAATATGTGGACAGACCGATTGATGATGCGTTAATTGATAGCCTTATCGAGGGCATTCGCACTTATTTGGGAACGCTACGCTCCATCGTTGGCTACTCGGTGTCATTGGATTATGAATACGACCTTGTGGACGCATTTAGTAAAGGGCAAATACCACTGGTCTATGACTACACACCAAAACTGCCTGCCGAACGCATTACCAATGCCAGCGTAATGACAAGAAAATACTTGGTCAATTTGACTGGTAAAAACTAAGGCGACTTTTTAGGAGATAACAATGCAAATAAATGCCATTTTTAATGCCAACATTTATGTCAACGGCAACAGCCTACTGGGGCAAGCCAGCGAAATCAAACTGCCTGAGGTGGAAATCTCCCAAGAGGAATACAAGGGGCTTGGGCTTGTCGGTACCATCAAGCTGCCCAGCGGCGTGGAAGCTCTGGAAGGTGAGATTACTTGGAACAGCTTTTATGAAAATGTCTTTACCACCGTGTATCATCCATTCAAAGCGGTGCAGCTGATGGTGCGTGCCGACATTCAAAAGCACGACGCACAAGGCTTAGCGGCAGAAGTACCACTGGTGGTTATCTTAACTGGGACTTTTAGCAAAAACCCACTGGGTAGTTACAAACCCAAAGAAAAAGCAGAGTTTTCTAGCACTTTTCAAGCCCACGAAGTGCGTCAGCTCGTGGATGGTAAAGAAGTGTTTTATTTTAATGCCTTTAAAAATGAGTATCGGGTGAATGGGTCTGATGTGCTGGCGAACTTTCGCCGTGTGGTGGGGGCTTAAAGGATTTTTCTTAAAACCCTTTAAAAGACCCAAAAGCCATGCCAGACCTAAAATACGCTTATCTTTTGATGAGCGTATTTTTTTAACCTTTTATTTATGGAGTTTGTTATGTCAAACCAAAACCAAAACCCTGCCCATCTAGTCCAAGAACAGCTTGGTACGCACGCCACCATTGCCTTGAAATACCCTTTTAAAAACGGGCTGGGCGAAACGGTAAGCGAGCTTAAAATGCGTCGTGCTAAAGTGGGCGATTTGCGAGCGGTGGGACAGCTTAAAAACGAGATGGAGCAAGAGCTGGCGTTATTTGCACGCCTAACTTCTCTTGTGCCAGAAGATTTGGATCTCTTAGACCAAGTGGATTATAAACAAATCCAAGACACTTTTCGCAAATTTAGCGAACTCTAAGGGCGGACAGCCCGACCCAAATTGGCTAGATAAGCTCTATGATGCCATTGCGGACTTGGCGTGGTGGTATGGGTGGGACAGTCAAGCCATTGATGAGATGTCTGTTGATGACTTTGATGTCTGGCTCAAACAATTATCCCGCCAAGTGAAAGCGGGATATACAAAAGGTGGGGGTTAGTGGGCTTGTTTTTTTAATTGGCGGTTTGGGATGGAATGTCTGATGATCGCGTGAATGAGATAAAAATTAATGGCATTACACACAATCCAAATCACCGCCAAAAATCCCATCGTTATCCACACAGAGCCTGTCGCCATAAAGCCAAGATAGACCAAATACAGCGTATAAGCCAAAAAGATGATAGCACAAGTGGTGTCCGCAATGGGTGTTTTGGTAGTCATGAGCTTTCTCTCAAATTTTTGTATAGCATAAACGATTATGAGTAATTTTTAATTATCAGGGTGTGGGCGGCAAGAATTAACTTAGAAGACTTGTCTCTTGCTTTCAAGTCTTGCCATCAGCCTAACTAGGTCTTGTTTAGCGGCTTTTTTATTGCGTTTTGACATTTGGTACTCGTCAAGAATAAAAGCTGCCAGCGCAAAGGGTAGCAGGACAATAAATAGCACCAAAAAACACGCCATAACCATGAAGGGTATCATTAACCAAGCCACATTTTATCCCTTGTATTTTTAAAAGACAGTAGGATTATTTTAGCTTATGGCAACCGAATTATCAATTGTTATTAGTGCGTCTGCGATGATTGGCTCTGCGATGTCTGCCATTCGCACGCTGACAGGCGGGCTAGACAGCGTTCGCCGCAGCTCAAATATTCTGGGCAATGAGCAAAGACGGCTGCGAGGCGAGATAGACCGCTTGGGCAGCTCATCTGCTGTCCCCAAGCTGCAACGCCAGTACGAAAAGCTTGGTGAAACAATGAGGGGTTTGCGGACAAATGCCGTTAAGCAAACAGCCATTCAAACTCGCTTAGAAAACAACCGTCAGGCTCGTGCCGATATGCAAGGCGAGGTCATGGGGTTGGTTGGGGCTGGTATGACGCTTGCCGTCCCTGTTAAGCTTGCCATTGATTTTGAAAGCTCAATGGCGGATGTCAAAAAAGTGGTGGATTTTGGCGATGATCCTGTGATTGCCAAAAAGCAATTTCAAGAATTGTCCGATGAAATTTTACACTTATCCACCATTCGCCCGATGTCTGCCAATGACATTGCTCAGATTGTCGCATTGGGCGGTCAGTCAGGCATCGCTCGAAGCGAGCTGATGAAGTTTACCGATGATGCTGTCAAAATGGGCGTGGCATTTGATGTCTCAGCACAGCAGGCAGGTCAATCCATGGCGGAAATGCGTACTGCTTTTGGCATGAATCAAACGCAGGTGGTGGAGCTTGCCGACCAAATCAACCATTTGGGCAATAACACACCAGCTGCCGCCCAAGGCATCATGAACATCGTGCAACGTGTCGGTGCCTTTGGTGAGGTGGCTGGCTCATCAGCAGGAGCGATCGCTGCGGTGGGTGCGACCATTCGTGGCATGGGGGTTAATGAAGAAATTGCCGCCACAGGCATCAAAAATATGTTTTTGGCATTAGGCAAAGGCGAAAACGCCACCAAATCACAAAGAACCGCCTACCAAAAGCTGGGGCTAGACTCAGAACAAGTCGCCAAAGACATGCAAGTCAATGCCGAAGAAACCACGCTTAAAGTCTTAGAATCCATCTCAAAACTTGAAAAACATGAACAAGGACAAGTACTTGAATCACTCTTTGGCTCAGAATCTTTACTTGCCATTGCTCCGCTACTTTCACAGCTAGACACTTTAAGGGGTAACCTAGGCAAGGTCGCTGACAGCACGCAATACGCAGGCTCAATGAATAAAGAATACGAAGCCCGAGCCCAAACCACCGCCAATAATCTACAGACGCTCAAAGGTCATATGACCGCCCTAGGGATTGCCATTGGCTCAGTGGTATTACCAGCCTTAAATGGATTGATTAATGATTTAAAACCTGCCATTGAAACAGTTATCGCCTTTGCCAAAGCCAACCCTGAACTTATTGCCACACTGTTTAAGGTGGGGGCGGTGTTATTTGGTTTAAAAGCGGGGTCGCTGGCGGCTAGATTTGGTTTTAATCTATTGTTTAGTGGATTGCTAAGCGTCACTGGCATGTTTACTCGTACAGCTGGTACGGTAAGATTGCTATCGGCATCGTTTCAGTTGTTTAAAATGGGTAGAGCAGTATCCGCTCTGCGACTGTTTGGATTATCCGCCCGCCAAGCCCGCATCGCCATCAGTCTGTTTAATGGCGGACTCAACCTAATTCACTCAGGGGCGATAGGCTTTGTATCTGTACTTGGCAAAATCATGGGGTTTGCAAGACTGTTTAGCTCATCGCTTGTCAGCGTGGGCATCAAAGTCGGTCAAGCCTTTATGACGATTGTACGAGTGGTTGCTGTTGCGGGGCGAGCCATGCTCACTAATCCAATTGTGCTTATTGGTATGGCAATCGCTGGCGTGGCGTACCTGATTTACAAAAATTGGGACACGATTAAGCCGATGCTTGTTGGCTTTTGGCAATCTATCACGCAGGCGGCAAACGGTGTTTGGCAATGGCTGGTCGGTATTTGGAGCAGTTTTACCGCTTGGTTTGGTGGTCTTTGGGCGGGCATTACTGCTTGGGCGAGCAATGCTTGGACAGCGATAACAACAGGGGCAAGTACCGCTTGGGGCTGGCTTGTGGGTATTTGGGGTGGTGCGGTGGCTTGGTTTTCTGGGCTTTGGGCATCGGTACAAGCGGCAGCGGTCGGCGTATGGACAGGCATCACAGGCTTTATTGGCTCGGTATGGGCAAACATTAGGGGTCTAGTGTCAGCAGGCGTGCAAGGCTTAATGGCGATCATTCGTGGATTTAGCCCCGTCTCCGCCTTTTCCACTGCTTTTTCAGCCGTTTGGGGCTTTTTAGGTGGCTTGGTTGGTCGCTTTCGCACCTTTGGGGTCAATATCATTCAAGGCTTGATTGGTGGTATCAAATCCATGGCAGGGGCGGTTAAATCAGCAATCGCTGGTGTTGCAAAAGGTGTTATTACTACACCAAAACGACTGCTTGGCATTAACAGTCCTAGTCGTGTGTTTCGTCAATTTGGCTCGTGGGTGTCCGAAGGCTTGGCGATTGGTATTGATAAAGGCAGTCAAAAACCTGTATCTGCCATTGGTTCTGTCGCAAGCGGTGTGACGGCAAATTTTGGGGCAAAAATGGGCTATCTGTCCGCCCAAATCAGCACAAGTGTGGGCGAACATCAAGCAAGAATGACAAATACCAATACTGCCAATGCCAACAACTCAAACAACCAACAACAAGGCAACATCACCATTCATTTTAACCCCACAATCAACGCAAATGGCGGTGATGTGGGTAAAATTGAAAGAGCCTTGCAATTATCACAAAGAGAGTTTGAAAAAATGTTCGCTAGAATGCAACAAGACAAACTACGGAGAGCTTACTGATGTATGCAATGCTGGGGGAGATACCCTTTGAAATCACCGAGAGTTTTACTACTCTTGAGAGCACGCACACCGCAAGATTTGCTTATCACGATGTCATAGCTGGTAAGCCACGCACACAGGCGTTGGGCTTGGAGCTTACCAAATTATCTTTTACCCTACGCCTACATTGGCGACTGGGCGATGTGCAGGCAAGTCATGGGGCTTTGCAGTCGGCATTGATAGCCCAAGATGCCCTTGCTCTGGTATCAGGCTCAGGGCAGATGATGGGCTTTTATACCATTGACAAATTATCCGTTACCACCACCGCCCAAAATGACATGGGCGATACGCTGGCGATGGACATTGATGTGGATTTGACTGAGTTTATCGGCGACCCGACTGTCCCCAATCCCGCTCCAGCCATCGCTACTGCTGACAGCGTACCGCTTTTATCGGTCAAAGACGACAGCATCAATGCTCCCATAGACATAGAGACAGCAAGCCTAATGGCGGATGTCGGGGCGTGGCACAGAAGCGAAGGATTGCTTGATGGCATTGGAGCAAAAATTGCCTTGCTTGGCGAACTTGGCAATAACCCCGCTCGTTATGCTTTGACCTTATCAGAAATCGTATCAGACGGCACAGGCATTATCAAAGATTTATCAAACATTCCTGCACTGTCCGCTTATGCTGATAAATTGGACAGCATGGGTCGCTTTGGCGGTGCGGTGTCTGATACGCTTGGTAAGGTGGGCGTTGGCATTGGGGCGGTACAAAGTGGCAATCTGACACAGGCAAAAACGGCTTTTATAGGGGCAATGGGAGCAATGGGCGTGGGTAAATCCACCGTGTCTAAACTGACCGCCAAAATTGCCAGTAAAAAACCCCTAAAACTATTTAAAAGATAGGATTGTTTAAAAAATGAGTAGCGTACTAATCCACACCTGCAATGAACACGACCGCTTTGACTTAATCGCCCATCGCTATTATGGCACGGTGGATGAGATTGGGCGGATTATGGACGCCAATCCACAGCTTGCCTTATCTGAGACCTTGACCGCAGGCACGACCGTGCTTGTGCCGATTATCCAAAAATCACAAGCCAAAAATACCAATCTACCCCCTTGGTTTAGAGATTGACCATTGGAGACCCACAATGATACAAAACACCGACAAGCCCAAATTTGCCGTCATCTATGAGCAAAAAGACATCACAAACGCCATCACGCCTTATCTTTTGGAAATCACTTATACCGATTATCTGTCTGACCAGTCAGACGAGATTACTTTAACTCTTGAAGATGTAAATGGTGACTGGCTGTATGATTGGTATCCTGACAATGGCGATGGCGTGGAGCTGTCGCTGGCGGATGATACAGGCGAGCTTATGTCGCTTGGGCGATTTGAGATTAGTGAGATAGAATACCGCTATCCGCCGTCCATGGTGGTGTTAAAGGCTTTATCCACAGGCATTAGTAAGGCAAACCGCACCCATCAAGCCAAAGTCTATAAAGACACCACCCTTGCCGACATTGTCCGTACAGTGGCAAAACGACTAAATCTGTCAGTAACGGGGCGAATTCGTGAGATTAAAATTACCACCGTAACCCAGTACCAAGAGCGAGATGTAGAGTTTTTGACTCGTCTTGCCAAAACTTATGGGCATAGCTTTAAGATTGTGGATAAAACGCTGGTCTTTTATGACAATGAGAAACTTGGCGAAAATGAAGCGGTGGCGGTACTGGATAAAACATCGGTCATTGATGTGCGTTTTCGTGATGTCATCAAAGATACGCCAAGTGAGGTGCAAATCTCTACCTACAACACCCAAAAGAAACAAACCATTACCAAAACCGCCAAGCCCAAACCCAAAAGAAAGGGGGCAAAACCTACCACCACCGACACCCTAAAAATTACCGCTCCCAACAATGCCACCGACGGCGAAGCACAAGCAATGGCAAATGCCCACGCCCAAAACCAAGCTGATGAACAAATCGCAGGGGAGATTGAATTGGTGGGCAATGCCATGCTGGTGGCGGGTCAGACTTTGCTTGTGAATGATTTTGGTAAATTTAGTGGCAAATATCTGGTCAAACAAGCTCGCCATACGCTAAGTAATCAAGGCTTTTTAACCACGATTGAGATTAAAATGCTTGAATACATTGACCCAAAAATGAGCGACCCAAAATCAGAGCCTAAGCCAGACCCAAAAGACAACGAAACACAGGAAAACACCAATGAATTACACCCATAACAACCTATTCGCCACGCTCCAATTTGGCGAAGTGAGCGAGATTGACCCAAAAAGTCATAGAGTGAAAGTTGTTTTCAATGCCTTGGAAGACATGGTAAGCGACTGGCTACCTGTTATTACAATGGGAGCAGGTGGCAATCAGTTCTACGCCTTGCCCGATGTGGGGGCGACTTGTGTGTGCCTGATGAATGCGGGTGGCGATGGCGGTGTGGTGCTTGGCGTGATTTACAATGACCAAGATACCACACCAACCGATAATGGCGAGCTGTGGGTCAAGCGATTTAGCAATAATACCGTCATCAGCCACAACCGCCAAAACGGACAAATCATCGTAGAAACGAGAGGCGATGTACTGATAAAATCCGCCAAGCAAGTAACGCTTGACACTCCAAGCACCATTATGACGGGCAATGTGCAAGTACAGGGCAAATTGACCGCAAGTATCGATGTGGTGGGCGGTGGGGTTAGCCTAAAATCGCACACGCATGGCGGTGTTGCTGGGGGTAACAGTCGAACGGGTACGCCTTAGATTTTTCTTAAAACCCTTTAAAAGACCCAAACTCCAAAACCCCCTACAATACACCCAATCACTTTGGGTGTATTTTTTTGTAGGTCAAAATGACAACCACCAATCACCGCCATTGGCAACTCTCACACGACAGCACGGCAATGACTGATATTGAGGACATTCATCGCTGTATCGAGATTATTTTGACCACCAAAAAAGGCTCTGATGTTTTGCGTCCAACCTTTGGCTCGGCTCATTTGGATTATTTGGACGCACCAACTGACATTCTGATTCCTAATGTGGTGCGTGAGATTCATCTGGCAATCCAAACTTGGGAAAAGCGAGCCGTGATTAAAGACATTTATTTTGCAGGAACTGCACCGCACTTGACGATGATGATTGATTGGCAAGTGGCGGATAGTGTCAAAGGTGAGATTTATACAAGCGAATTTATCTTGTAGGGGCAAGGCGTGGCATTACCAAAACGAGAAAATCTTAAAATCGTGGACGATGACATTGGCACAATTTTAAGCCAAACAATCAAAGACTACGAACACCGAGCAGGCAAAGTGTTACAACCTGCTCATATTGAACGCCTACTCATCAATACCTTCGCGTTTCGTGAATTGCTATTACGAAAACAGCTCAACGAAGCCTATCGTCAGCAACATATCCCATACGCCACAGGGTTAATGCTTGATGTCGCTGGGGCGGATTTTGGTACGCATCGCTTGTCTGCACAGCCTGCTGATACGGTCATAGAATTTAGCGTCAAGCCTGATGAGACTGGCAATACAACCATTCAAATCGGTAAAGGCACGCAAGTCTTGGCGGGTAATGTCACCTTTGTCACCACAGAGAGTGGGCAACTGACTCAAAGCCACCCAAGTATCCGCCTAAATGCCGTCTGCACCCAAACAGGCACAGCGGGCAATGGCTATGCGGTAGGGCAAATCAATACTCTTGTCAATCGCCCACACCCCACCATTAGCGTATCCGCCAAAAATACCACCATCAGCCAAAATGGGGCGGATGTGGAAAATGACGACAGCTACCGTGAGCGGATTATGCTTGCTTTTGAGCGGTTTAGTAACGCAGGCTCAAAAGGGGCGTATGCGTATTTTGCCCGTTCGGTCAGCCAAGAGATTATTGATGTCTATGTGGGCAATGCCATAGACCGAACAGGACAGCCGATTGGCGGGACAGTAGCGGTGTATTTGCTGGGCAAAACAATGTCTGTTTCGGACAATCTGATTCGTGAAGTGAATAAGGCGTTGAATGATGAAAAGGTACGCCCCCTATGCGATACCGTTACCGTAAATTCTGCAAAAGTGGTTAATTTTACCCTAAATGCCGAGCTGACCGCCTTTACAGGAGCAAATGCTGATGAAATCTTGGCAAATGCCAAAAGTGCGTTTGAAACTTATCAAAAACAAGCACAGAGCCGACTGGGGCAAGACATTGTGCCACTAAACATCGCCAAGACCTTGCAAGTGGCGGGCGTTTATGATGTTAAGCTGATTAGCCCTACCTTGACCACCATTGCCCCTGACACGGTTGCCATTTGTAACAACATCAATATTCGCATTGTGGGGCAAACTGATGGCTGACACCTTGACCGACAATTCACTGATTTATGCCGATGTGATTGCCAAAGAGCCGATGTTTAGGGCGTTGGCGGATTTGGGGCTTGCCCTTGATGAGTTGCCAATAGATAAGCTCTTAATTCGTTTAATTGACCTTGTCCAAAGCGAACATTTGCCGATTTTGGCACAGAGTATGAGCGTGGCGGGCGTGGACGGCTATTGGCTTGCTGAGAGTGATGAGGCACGGCGAAACCTTATCAAAGGGGCGTATGACCTGCACCGTTATAAAGGCACACCTTGGGCGGTCAAAGAGATTATAAGACGACTTGGCTTTGGCAATGCCACACTCATCGAGGGCTTTGGTGGCAGTCGGCACAATGGCGAGATTAAAAGGCGAGATGGTGTCTATAACTATGGACATTCTGACCGCTGGGCGTATTACCGCATTATCATTCACGAACCGATTACCCTTGAACAGGCGAACCTGCTTAGAAAGACTTTGTCCGCCTTTGCCCCTGCTCGCTGTATTTTGTCCGCTCTTGATTTTACACAGGCAAGCATTCGGTATAATGGCAAGATTATCCGAGACGGCAAATATACTCGTGGCACGGCTTAAACGACTTTAATTTGTAAGGAAAAGATTATGGCAAACTTGCAAGAAACTTCCACTTGGGAAGCTGGTATTTATCAGCTTGAAACCTCAGACCCTGTAATGGGTGGCGAAAACGGCATTGACAACAGAGCTCCAAGACAGCTTGCCAACCGCACACTGTGGCTAAAAAATGAGCTTGCCAAGCAGATTGGACGGGTCAATCAGGCAGACGCCAATTTGGTCAATCAAAAGGCGGATAAAGCTACCCAACTTACCGCAGGTGCAGGCTTAACTGGCGGTGGTGATTTGTCCACATCTCGTAGCTTGTCACTTGGCACACCCAGTACCATTACCGCAGCTACAACAAATACTGCCGTTTCAAATACCCACACCCATGCCATCGATAAAGCAAGCACCACGACACAAGGCATCGTTCAGCTGAATAGCTCAGTCAGCAGCACATCCACGACCCAAGCTGCCACACCCAGCGCCGTTAAAGTCGCTTATGACCAAGCCACTGCTGCCAATCACAATGCCGATGGCAGAGTTTCCAAAACTGGCAATGAAACCATCAGCGGTGTTAAGACTTTTACTGATGAAATTACCGTTACCTCATCAAATGCTCTTCGCTTTAAAAATACGAATCTAACACAGTCTGTGTTTTTTAGATTCAGCGGTACTCACTTTTTTTTGATGAAAACTGCCCCAAATGATCCAGAGGGTAATTGGGATGCTTCTCGTCCAATGGTGTGGGATACAACAACAGATACGCTAACACTAAGAGGGCAGTTGTATGGCAATGCCACCACAGCCACCAAACTGGCGACACCCAGAACGATTTCTGCGACGGGTGATGCCACATGGTCTGTTAATTTTGATGGTTCTAACAGTGTCTCTGGTGCGCTGACATTGACCAATACTGGCGTCACTGCAGGTAGTTATAACGCTGTAACAGTTGATGCTAAAGGTCGTGTGATTCGTGGTCTTAATCAAACCATTAGCTTAGTGACCGCCACCACTGCTTCTACAACATCCAATCAAGCAACCTCTAATGGCAATACCTATCTCAATATCGTTAACCGCGGTGCAGGCATCAGCGCTGCAGGCAGCAGCACCAAAATCACAGGTACTAACGGCATCACGGTATCTTCTGATGCCAGTGGGGCTTTAACCATCAGTCAGGATTTGGCTAATCACTTAACTAGCAGTAGCACCACTCAAGCATTATCAGCAGCTCAAGGTAAGATTCTAAACGACACCAAGCTTGATAAAACCAATGTCATCACAAATCCTACCTTACTCACCGATGGTGATTTAAATGACTATACGCAGCCTGGATATTATTATTGCCCGACAAATCACCAAGCTGCCTCTATCGTCAATACACCCACCAATTTGGCGTTTTGTCTTCAAGTGGTCAAAGCGTCTGGAGTTATTCAGACAGTTAGACAGTATTCAAGCTCATATACTTGGATGCGTGGATATGCTAATGGGCACTGGTCTTCGTGGCAAAGATTTGCTCTGACCACAGATAATGCTCCAACAGCCACCAAACTGGCGACACCCAGAAGCATTCGCCTAAGCGGTGATGTGACAGCAGCGACCGTGTTTGACGGTAGTCAAGATATCAATTTGGTTTCTAGCATTCATTGAGCATCTACCAGTGCGCAAGGCATCGTTCAGATGAATAGCTCAGTCAGCAGCACATCCACGACCCAAGCTGCCACACCTAGCGCCGTTAAAGTCGCTTATGACCAAGCCACTGCTGCCAATCACAATGCCGATGGCAGAGTTTCCAAAACTGGCAATGAAACCATCAGCGGTGTTAAGACTTTTTCACAATCCCCCAAAGCCCCAACACCTGCCACTAGTAGCAATGATACAACTTTGGCGACAACGGCGTTTGTTAAATCAGTCCAGCCTAAGGTTAGTGTGCTCACTGGGACGATTACTCATGGCGGCACATTGCCGCTGCCCTCTGGATATCGTGAGTCACAGTGCCACTTCATGGTATCGGTCAATAAAGATAATCCTAATAAATCTGCTTGGGATATCAATGAGCAAGGCACGCATTTTCACTATGGCTTTGAGTGTTGGGTTGATGAACGGGTGGTTCATGTCGGTGCTTATCTTGGGCATTATGGCAGTAGAACCAACTTTGTGGCAGGGGTTGCTAATTATATCGTTATTGGAGTGAGGTAATGTTTTATATCTTTAATACTTCTGGAAACAACATCGCAAGTTGTGATTTTGAGCCTGATCGTGACGATCTGGCAAGTCGTGGTGAAATTGCGATTGAATATCACGACAGTTTTCATGGTGAACTACAGCTCATTGATGGAGAAATCAAAGTCATTGAAGCGGTGCAGTCACTAGAAAGTCAACAAGCCCAAGTGTGGGAAGCCATCAAGCAAAAACGCCATAGCAATACCCGAAGTGGCGTGTATATCAAATCTGTTGGCAAATGGTTTCATAACGATGACCCAAGCCGCACGCAGTATTTGGCTCTGCAAGTATTGCCAAGCTTACCGCCTGATTTGCTGTGGAAAACGATGGATAACGAATTTGTGCCGATGACCAAAGATTTGCTCAATGAGATCGCCATGACGATGCTAGCCGAAGAGCAAGCGGATTTTGCTAATGCAGAAAAGCACCGTTTGGCAATGCTTCAGGTGGATAATCCACTAGAGTATGACTATCGCACAGGATGGAGTCAGACACATGGACAATAAAGTATTTTTGGCGTGCTATCACGGGCGTGCGGATAAAGTGGGTCATCGTTTGTGTGATGCCATCACGCGCTTTATAACCAAAGGCAAATATAGCCATTGTGAGATCGCTATCAAGGTGCAGGGTAATATTTATCACTGTTACTCATCAAGCATTCGTGATGGTGGCGTGCGCACTAAGACGATGCTACTTGATGATAAATGGGACTTAATCGCCCTTGATGGTTTGACTGCCGCTGATATTGAAGAATATTACTGGCAAACAAAAGGGGCAAAATATGACTTGCTTGGTGCGCTTGGTGTGGTTTTTGGGCTAAGGCAGCATGCAAGTAAGTATTTTTGTAGCGAGTGGTGCTATAACGCCATCTTTGGTTCAAACCAAGGCTTTCGGTTTAGCCCTAACCAACTTGCTGAGATTGTTCGCCATTTATCTATTTTGGATAATTAATTTTGGTCTTATTTAGGAGAAATCAATGCCAAATCCAAGTAATTACCCAACCCAAATCACGCCACATTTTAGCTACCGTGAGCTGACAAGAAGCGAAACCGCCAGACGGCACGGGGTCGCCAATACCCCAAGCCAAAGCGATCTTGCCAATATCACTTATACCGCCCATCAGCTTGAAAAGGTGCGTGCTTATCTCAATGACAAATACCAAAAGCCCATTGCTATCATCGTAACTTCTTGCTTTCGCAGTGAAAAGGTCAATAAACTGGTTGGTGGTTCAAAAACTTCCGCTCATCGCTTTGGACTGGCGGCAGATTGTGATGCCACAGGCTTTACATCTGTGGCATTTGCCAAAGAAATCATCCAAATGCGTGATAAGGGCTTGATTGCCTTTGACCAGTTGATTTTGGAATTTCCTGAAAGGGGTGACGGTGCGTGGGTGCATATCGGCTTTAAAAAAGACGGCAAAGGTCAAAGAAATCAAATCTTAACCGCCACCAAACGAAACGGAAAAACCGTGTATTTACAAGGTTTGAAAGGAGAATAAAGTGATTTAGATTAAGCAAAAAACAGATAAAGACGGTCGGTATGACGGTGTGCGACCACCGCCATACCAGCCACGCAGTGCGAGTGCGTAAGCCCAAAGAACCGCCTGCTTAGCTAAGCGGTGTTATTTTACCACAAAATCCATAGGATTACGCAAAAAATGAAACAGCGTTGCACAAATTGCAAAAAACTTTTAGCCATTGGCACAGGCAATTTTGCCATCAAATGCCCAAGATGCAAAACTTTAAATCAAATTAACACGCAAACCAAAGAATGCCACGAGCATCATAACCCTTTAAATAAGGAAACCTATGAGTGCTCAAACACACCAACGAATCCAATCCGCCCCTAACCCCAAACAATACCCAAAATCAAAACCCAGTGTCGGCAGTCTCTTTGCTGGCATTGGCGGATTTGACTTGGGATTTGAGTGGGCAGGTTTTCACACCAGCTGGCAAGTGGAAATTGACCCCGTTTGCCGAGCGGTTTTATCAGACCGTTTCCCCCACGCTATGCAGTTTGACGATGTCCAAACCTGTTTGCCCAAACTCCAAGCCTTGCCAAATGGCGGAAGTGTCGATGTCATCATCGGCGGTTTCCCCTGCCAAGATGTGTCAATGGCAGGCAAACGAGCAGGACTTAACGGCAAACGCACAGGCTTGTTCTTTGATGCTGTTGAGATTATCAGAAGTATTAAGCCAAGATTTGTCGTGCTTGAAAATGTCACAGGTCTCATCAATTCCAACGATGGCAAAGACCTACAAACAGTCATTGAAACGCTTGCCCAATGCGGGTATGTGGGATTTTGGCGAGTGCTTGACAGCCGTTATTTCGGAATCCCCCAAAAACGCCGTAGAGTATTCTTGGTCGCAGGTCTTGGAAAATACCCGCCATTTAGCCTTATGGCTGACTTGGGGTCAGTGGAACGCATTTCTGGCAAGACTGAATCGCAATCGTGCTGGGCGGACGCACACCATACGCTACTGGCAGGGGTCGGCTCATCCGCCATCAACATCAATTGTGCCGATATCATCGCTGTACCAAACGGACGGGGTCAGATGGCTGTCAGGGAGCGAACGACTGTCGATGATGGGCTTTGCAAAGGATTGGATGAGACCAACGCTTTTGAGGCTAGGGCTGCGGGAAATGCCGTTAAGTCCGCAAGTCGCACAGTTTATCGCAAGCCACTTGATGACGGCTTTTTATTCCTAACCTAACCCAAATCCCAACAATCCAAACGCTTTGAGTGTCCTGAACGCCTTTAACTTTAAAAGGATAAGTTTATGACACTCAATTTACTTTCTACCAAACACTACAAAACCGCTCCTTTGCCATTCACAGGGCAAAAGCGAATGTTTTTAAGGCACTTTGAAAAAATCTTAAAAGATAATGTCCCAAATGACGGCGAAGGCTTTACAGTGCTTGATGTCTTCGGTGGTTCTGGGCTGCTTGCCCACAATGCCAAGCGTATTTTGCCCAAAGCCACCGTCATTTATAACGACTTTGACGGCTATGCTGAACGCCTTACCCACATCAATGATACCAACCGTTTACGCCAAGAGCTGTTTGAAATCTTAAAAGACGAGCCAAGAAGTGCCAAATTGTCAAACACCGCCAAAGCTAAAGTCCTAGACCATATCCGTAAAAGTGCCGACAACGGGACTTTTGTTGATGTGCAAACCTTGGCAGGTTGGCTACTGTTTAGCGGACGACAAGTTGGCAGTCTTGATGAGTTTTTGGCAGAGTCCACCTTTTATAATCGCATTGTTAAAACTGATTATCCAAATGCAGATGGCTATCTTGACGGGCTTATCCTTGAATGCCTAGATTTTGAAAAACTGTTACAAAACTACCAAGACACCCCAAATTGCTTGCTTGTCTTAGACTCACCTTATCTATGCACCGCACAGGGGGCTTATGCCAAGCACGGCTATTTTGGTATGACGAAGTTTTTAAGGCTGATGCAGTTTGTGCGTCCACCTTTTATCTTTTTTAGCTCCACCAAAAGCGAATTGATGGATTATATGGCTTATGTAGAGCAGTGCGAACCACCCACTTGGCAAAGGGTTGGGGGATTTGAGCGGATTGTTGTCAATGCTCGCATTAACGCACAAATTGGCTATGAGGACAATATTTTGGTTAAGTTTTAAAAAAGTGAAAATTCATTGCAAAAAGACTGGACTACGATGGGTGAGTACGGCAGTATGCACCTTATAAATTAACAAGTTAAAGGTAAATTTGATGTTAGATATTCAAGCGGTTTCAAATTTTGTCCAAGAGTATGGCGTGGTAGATTTTGGTGCTGAATTGGAAGAAGGTAGCGCCTTATGGTTTCGTGGCATTGATGACCATTTTATTCTAATAGTCTTAAGTGATAACGAAGAGATTGTAATGAGTGTTTGGGATAATGAAGAGTGTGGCGAGCTGGTTGATGAGATTGAAATTGATAGCATTGATGAGCTTGGTGCTTACCTAGACAAATATGCTCTAACAAACAAGACAGCCACGGACACCACGATGATTGACATCTATGTCAAACTCATCAAAGAAAAACTGGCAGAAAACAACATCAGTCTAAACTTTGAAGAGTGTAACCAAGCTGAGAGACTTATTATCAGACACATTGAAGGTGAACTTGCCAAGATTGTGGAGTTTTTAAGATAATCCAAACCCAAAAATAAAAATACCCCAAGCTGTAAAAGTTTGGGGTATTTTTTATGGGAATTGGTCAAAATGAAACTATCTTACACCTAGTGAAAGGAAATCAAAAAGGGATTTATTGCAAAAATGGGTGGGATTTTTCGCGGCAGGCATCAGCCAAATCCGCCTATCCTAACGAGTGCTGTGGGCTTATCATAGATGAGGATTATTACCCTTGTGATAATGTTGCTCCCAATCCTACCGAGCATTTTGAGATAGACCCCAAAGATTTTGCCCATGCTGAAAGTATGGGGCAGATACAAGCCATCGTTCACAGCCACCCAGATGGTAACGCCGAGCCATCCGAGATTGACCGTGTGCAAATGGGCGTACATGGGCTAGATTGGGTGATTTGTGGTTTTGGTTACCATGCAGGCGGTGAGCAGTATTGTAAAATCAAATGCCACAAGCCCACCGCATATCAAGCCCCATTATTGAGGCGTGAGTATTATCATGGCGTACAAGACTGTTATAGCTTGGTGCGTGATTATTACAGCCGTGAGCTTGATATTCACCTGCCAGATTTCGACCGCACTGACGACTGGTGGGAATATGAAAATCACGAGCCGCTTTATGAAAATAACTTCACCAAAGCAGGCTTTATCAAGGTACAAGACAAAAACGACTTACAAAAGCACGATGTCATCTTGTGCCGTGTTGGGCGTACCCATCATGTCAATCATGCCTTAATTTGGCTTGGCGATGATGGAGCGTTAAAAAGCGAAACCACGCCTGATTGTGTGGGTAATGCCCTAATTTTGCACCATCCCCATGGTGGTCTTAGCGTGCGTGAAATTTATGGGGATAGTTGGCAAAGACGCACGGCGATGGTGGTGCGTCATCAGTCACTAGGCTAAATCACGACTGGCAAGCTGTGCTAGGTAATTACTACGACTCTTATATAGCGATTTGTGTGCTTTAACCTTTTCGTCAATTTTGACAATCAAGCGACTTGGCAAGGTAACATTAATCTTTTCAGATTTGCCCATATAGGCGGATAAATCAATATCAACCACCGCCCAAATCATACCTTGATAATCAGGATTTTCTTGATGATGAGCAATATCGGTCGCTTGAGGGATATCCTCACCATCATCAGCCAACATATCCAAATGCAAAACAATGGCTTCATAGGCATTTTTAACCGCCTCATCTACTGTATCGCCTGCACTAAAACAGCCTACAATATCAGGTACAATCACGCCATAACACTCATTGGTGCTGACGGGCTTTTCAATAGCGATAGGATATAACATATTTATCTCCTTAGATGATAGCCAATACTGGGTTATTTTAACCCAGCTTGTTTTAAGATTTGCTTAACTGTGCCGATTGGTAAGTCTGACTTGGGGTGAGGTATGGTTACCTTGCCCTGTTTGGTTGGGTGTTTGTAGTGATGATGACTGCCACGCACCGCAACTTCATACCAACCGTCATCAGTGATTAGCTTAATCATTTGACGGCTATTCATCTTAAAGTTCCTTATTGATTTAAGATGGGGTTATTATAACCCTAATTACAAGTTAAATCAAGAGTTATTAGGGTTATTTTATAAAAAAATAGGAAAATCATGAAAACCATCATTTTACACGGCATACTTGCCAAAAAGTTTGGCAAATCCTTTGACCTTGATGTCAAAACCGCTAAAGAAGCTTGCCATGCGTTGGCTTGCCAAATCCCTGCCTTTTATGCGTTTATGATGAATGCTGAGAAACAAGGTATTAAATTTGCCATCTTTAACGGCGAAAAACGCACTCAAAAAACCAACATTGGCGAGAAGCAAGTGGACGATATTACCACAGCAAGCCACATTCACATCATGCCAAGGGTGATAGGCTCAGGCGGTAAGGCAATGGGCTGGATACAAGTGGTGGCAGGGGCGGTATTGGTCGGGGTAGGGGTAGCAATAGGGAATGCTGGGCTAATCGCTGCAGGGGCAGGTTTGATTTTGGGCGGTGTGTCAACTCTGCTTATGCCAACGCCCAAACTTGACCCAAACAATGAAGATGGCAACCGCCCAAATAATGGCTTTGGCGGTGCAATCACCACGGTGGCTCAGGGCAATCCTGTACCGATTTTATACGGTGAGCGAGAGATTGGCGGTTTTATTGTCTCAGCGGCGATTTATGCTGAAGATAAAATGGTACAAGGGGTTAAAATTTAGGGGTAATTATGAAAATCTACGGTGCAAAAAGACAAAAACAAAGCTCACGCAAGCCATATATTCAAAAAGATACAGCAAGCAGTACTAACTTTTATCAAGCACTGTACGGCTTATCAGAAGGTGAAATATATGGTCTTGTAGACGGTGGCAAATCTATCCGCCTTGATGGTACGCCCATTATCAATGACAATGGCGAGCCGAACTTTGCTGATGTGTCATGGGAGTTTAGAGCTGGCAGTATTGACCAAGAGCATATCAAAGGCTTTTCATCTGTTGAAAATGAGCAAAGTGTCAATTTCATCAAGTGATGTTGCCCCAAGGGCGTATCGTGTGATGACGATTAGCCAAAATGATGACGCAAGCTTTTCATTCACTGCTTTACAGTATGAAATTAGCAAATTCACCGCCACCAATAACATTGCCGCCATACCCAAAAAAGAAGTTTCGGTAATTAAGGCTCATGTCTTGACATCACCAAACTCAGTGAGCATTACCGAACGCACACGCACCCATCAGGGGCAGGCGATTACCACGCTTGTCATCAGCTGGGAGCAAGTGGTAGGGGCTGTGGCTTATGTTGATAAAGACGAGATTGATGGTACCGCAGGCAGGATGACGGTCAATAGAGCGACCCAAGTTCAAGCAGTTACACCTGACAAAATTAGGGAAGTAGGTGAGCAATTTAGATCCCACCCTAAAAACCATATCTGA